AGTTACACTTTAACTACGGTTAAAACTACGGTTAAAATCCTTTATTTATGCAGTATTTACGGTTGACTACGGTTAATAGTGAATTCTTTATATTTTTACTTTTATTGATTTATAGTATAGTGTAAAAAAGTAAAAATATAAGAATATAGAATTTAAGTGTAAGCGTAGTTTTTCCTAAAGTTTTTCAAAAACAAGGGTCGCTTGTATTCTGTCACCGCCACCAACCCCTTTGCTGCTACTGTTGGTTGTTGATATTGTATGTAATCTGTACCCCTTTGCCGCCTGTCTATTTATGATTACTTCCAGTTCTGATAAATTTGTAGAACCTGTTCCAACAAAGGCTTCTTTTAATGTGACCTGCAACACAACATATTCTGGAACTACACCAGTATATGTTTCTTGTGGTTCATTCTTTTTGTTTATAATATTTTTTGCTTCTTCCAAAGTATAGGATTGTACTCCTGCTGATAGTTTTGGTAGTTTCACACCACATGATGAACACAAGACACCATCCTTTAATAGTATTTTAGATGACATCATACCTAATTCTTTTCCACAAATTGCACATGTATTTTTTGCCATTATGCTTTCCTCCTAATTTAATATTTTTGACGGTTCTCAACTACTTTCCCAATAATGCGCACAGGTTTTTCTATGATTTGCTGATTCGTAAATTCCATTGGTTTATAAGAAGGATTAAATGAAATCAAACTAATACCATGTTCGTATTTCATTAAACGCTTACAAGTAGCATGATCACCGTTAATCATAGCAATAACGATATCATTTGATTCTGCATCATCCTGTTTACGGACAATAACTGTATCACCTTCCATAATTCTAGGGGACATAGAATCACCTTTTATTCTTAAACCAAAGTAATCTCCATTTTTTGCCATTTCACTTGAAATTACTTCATAGTCTATATAATTTTCACTTGCGAATATTGGCACACCTGCCGCAACAACTCCTAATACTGGAATCTGTACATCACCAAGTCTTGCTTCTTTTATTTCTTCCCTTAGTGCTGATAAATCAGAATTACTATCTAGCTGATGAAGCATTTCTTCTGTTTCTGTTCTAAATTCGGATTCACCTGTTAACCATTTTAGTTGAACACCAAAGAAATCAGCAATTTTTTGAAGTTTGTCTAATTTAGGTGAAGATTTTCCTTTTTTCCAATCGGAAAATGTAGAAGGGTGAATTTGAGTTGCTTTTGCCACATCAGATGTCCTTATTGTCCTCTCATTAAGAAGTTCTAAGTATCTGTCATACATAAATAACCACTCCTTTCAAAAAAAATTGGGAAAACCCAAAAATACCCATTGACAAATTGGGAAAACAGAATTATAATGCAAATACGAGTTGGGAAATCCCAATAAAAGCAAAATTATAGTAGGGTAATAATTGAGTTTTTAAAAAATGATTTTGTGGTAATTTCATTATAACGGATTTCCCAATTTATTGCAATACAAAAATTAAGATTTCCGAAAAAAAGGTGGTGAATGAATGAATTACACAAAATTTGCTGCTCTGCTTTCAGAAAGAAACTTGAAAGTTGCAGAAGTGGCGAAAATAACAAGAATATCTCCATCAACATTTTCTGATTGGAAGAATGGGAAGTACACTCCCAAAATTGATAAGATTCAGAAAATTGCTGAATTTTTCAATGTTCCAATATCGTATTTTTTAGAAAGTGAGGAAGAAAATCATGAGTAGAACGGTGAACATTACGGGACAAGAAATTGTCATCAAAGAACAAGATGGACAAAGGGTTGTGACACTTAATGATATTGATAAGATACATAACAGACCACGGTACACAGCACAAAATTATTTTCATCAGAATATAACAATGTTCAAAGAGAATAAGGATTTTATTCCATTTAAGGGAAACAAAGGCAGGGTAATACACCTGATAACTGCATCAGGTTACGTTATTTTTAAAAAAACTACATCTTATTAATGATAAGGATGATGTGATTATGCGTGAAATGCTATCCATCTACTTTACATCTTTAGAAGAAAGAGAGGAATTAGAGAGTATGAACAGTTTACAGATTTTTAATAGTCAGGAATTTGGAAGAATCCGAACAGTAATGATTGATAGTGAACCTTGGTTTGTAGGTAAGGATGTAGCAATTGCATTAGGATATACAAACCCACAAAAAGCAGTCAGAGATCATGTTCAAGAAGATGATAGAGGGATGAACGAAATGGACACCCCTTCCGGTAGACAGACATTAGTAATCATTAACGAATCAGGCTTATACGCTTTAATCTTCGGCAGCAAGTTGGAATCAGCAAAGAGATTCAAACACTGGGTAACATCAGAGGTATTACCAACACTTAGGAGAACGGGAGCTTATGGTATGAATGAAAATGTTGAGCAGACAGTAACGGTCACAGAAACATCTTCTGATATATACATAGAAGCATCCAAAATTGTAGCCGGATGTATTGAAGGAAATAGACCTTATGTTTTGAACATCTTGCGGCATTTGATTCCTGATATTGGATATGAAGAAAATCCCCAAATTTCTGAATCTCCCAAAAAGATAACGGAAGTTACTGTTAAGGAAGAAATGACAACTTCAAAACCTCAAAAAACAAAAAGATACTTTAAACAAGGTGTAGATATTGACACATCAAAATTGTTGCTTGAAATGGGAAAGCAGGGACTTTCAATAGAACTACTTGCACAAAGAGCAAATGTAAGTACCGCCACAATTAGTAGTTGGATAGCAGGAGAACACAAACCAGTAATACAGAATCGCATCAATGTATGTGTCGCTCTTGGGAAGGATGAAAATTTCTTAACACCTAAGAGAACAAGAAATGTGAGGTAAATCAATGTATAAAAGATTTATTTTCAAAGGAACAAAAGAACAGCTACCTAAAGTGGAAGCCGTCCTTAAAGAGTTGGGTGTTACAAGAAGATCTATGTATTTTGTACTGAAATATTTTGAAATCAACCCACAGGTAGTTGAAGTTCTTGAAAAAGAATTTCAGCAAAAAGGACTGTATTGTAAGGAAGCTGAAAAAGTGACATTAGAACAATATTTGAAAACTGTTCTTGGGGAAAAGAAATATTCTAAACTGCAGTCTGCTGTTGCGAATAATCAACTAATTTTGGTTACAGGGCAACAGCAGACTGGGAAAACGACATTGACAAGTTTGCTAAATTCAGCAGGGTATCATGCAGTAGAAGATTTTGATGTGTGTGAAATTATGTTAGAAAAACCGATTGATCACATGATACCTGATTTTGCAAAAACTATTTCAGTAAAGCAGGAGAACGTTGAGAAGTGTGAGGTGAAGGAAATGAAATTAGTAACAGATAATTTGAAACCGGAAGATGTTACACAGGTAAGGGAACTGTATGAGTGGTTAAAAGAAAAACAGCTTACCACAAAACAGGCATTAAGATTACTTGATTTAACAGAACAGGCAATCTTGTCTGCCCGTAGAGTGGAAGCAGATAATCTTATGCTTTAGTCAATGGGGGTGATATAGATGAAAAGAGTAATTGCAGGTTGCATTGATCTGACACTGGAATTTGATTCAGTAGATGAATGTAATAAATATGCCAATGATATAAAGGCAAAACATCAGACATTCAATATCCTGAAATATGAAGAATTGCCGGGTGGAAGAATCAGGGTAAGGATTCAACGTCAGTACAACAATAGTCCATTTCCTGAACCGGATAGAGAGGAGTGATAAAAATGACATTCAGTGAAAAACTGAAACAGGCTATGCAGGAACTACATCTGAATCAACGTCAGGTGTGCGGTATGACCGGGAAAAGTAAAGGTTCTGTCAGTCAGTACCTTTCCGGGAAACAGATACCGTCAGAAGATGTTCAGGCTGCTATTGCAGTAGCACTTGGACTTGAAGAAAATTATTTTTCCAAAGAAGAGGAAGCGGTTGTTGTTCTTCCGACTAAAGAAGTAAGAAATGGTGTAATTCCAAGACTTGATGTAGAAGATGCAGCAAAACTTTTACAGATGAATCACAACACCGTCAGAAAAGGGTTGCAACAAGGTGTTTTCCCTTGGGGGTACGGTATCCATACATCTGAAAACAGATGGGTGTACTTCATAAACGCAAGACGTTTTGCAGAGATTGAAGGGGTGGTGATCTGATGCCAAAGATTCAATACAAAGAAATCAATTTCAGACCTAAAAGTCTTGAACTGATCGGACTGGTAAATCAGGTAATCAATGAGTACAAAGCACAAGGATATGGATTGACACTTAGACAGGCATATTACCAGTTGGTAGCACGTGGCTACATTCCAAACAATGAACGCAGTTATAAGAACATAGGTAATCTGATCAATGACGGTAGACTTGCAGGTCTGATTGACTGGACAGCAATCACAGACCGGACAAGAAACCTTAGGGGAAATAGTCATTGGAGTAATCCATCTGATGTGATCGCTTCCGCAAAGTATTCTTATTTGCTGAATAAGTGGAAAGGTCAACCGAACTATGTTGAAGTGTGGGTTGAAAAAGATGCACTTGTAGATATTGTAGGACAGGCTTGCAGACCACTTGACACACCGTATTTTTCATGTAGGGGCTACACTTCCCAGTCAGAAATGTGGAGTGCTGCACAGCGGTTTATTCGTCAGGGTGACAGGGAAAACAGAATCATCATTCATTTGGGTGACCATGACCCTAGCGGTATTGATATGACAAGGGATATTCAGGAACGGTTGACAATGTTTGGTGCAAATGTCCATGTGAAACGAGTAGCGTTGACAATGGAACAGATCGAAACATACAATCCACCACCTAACCCGGCAAAGATGACGGATTCAAGGTGTTGGAAATATATAGAAAATTTTGGTTATGAATCGTGGGAACTGGATGCACTTGAACCCAAAATGTTGACAAATTTAATTACAGAGCAGGTAACTATGTACCGGGATGATGAAATATATCAGGCGGTTTGTGACCGGGAAGATAGAGAAAAAGAAGAATTGCAGATGCTGGTTGACAGCTATGATGAAGCAATCAACTACTTGAAATCGTGGGAGGTTTAGAAAATGGGTGAAGTAAGAGGATATAAAGTTTTCAATCCTGATTGGACTTGTAGAGGTTTTCAGTATGAGGTTGGAAAAATTTTTGAAGAAAATGTTGAGCCAAGTTGTTGTGATAGAGGATTTCACTTTTGTGAAAAAGCATCCGACTGTTTCAGCTATTATCCGTTCAATTCAGAAAATAAAGTTGCTGAAATTATTGCACTTGGTGATGTGGATTCAGACGAAACAAAATCTTGTACTAATAAAATTCAGATTGTGCGTGAAATTCCTTGGGATGAAGTGTTGCGTATTGTAAATACTGGAACACCGGGGACTGGAACACCGGGAACAGGAACACCGGGGACTGCAACACCGGGAACAGGAACACCGGGGACTGGAACAAATCATCTTTTAATACTGGTTGTTTCAATACAGAAGAACCAAAAATCATGTTGTTCAATAAACCGTCAGATATGACTTATCGTGAATGGTTAGACAGTGATGCACGTTATCTTTTGAATCAGATACCAAAGAACGTTGTTGAATGGATTTATTCCAGTGATATGACTGAGGAAGAAAAAATAGCATATCCAACACATAAGGCAACGGGCGGTTATCTCAAAGTGCTTGATGAATCTGAATGTGGTCAGTTGTGGTGGGGCAGTCTGTCAGAACACAATAAGAACATCATTAAAGCAATACCAAACTTTGATGCCGCAATTTTTGAACAGTGTACAGGTATTAAGATTGATGACTGATTTTTCACTGATGCCCCATCAGGAAACAGCACTTGATCTGACTGCTGACAGAAACAGATGTGCTTATTACTTGGATATGGGTCTTGGTAAAACATTTGTGGGTGCTGAAAAGGTATATCTGCTGAACAATGATGTGAACATTGTTGTTTGTCAGAAATCTAAGATAGATGACTGGATAGAACATTTTCAAGAATATTATCCTGACTATTCTGTTTTCAATCTGACCAAGAAAAATCAGGCGATCAGGTTCAAGGAACTGGTTGAAACAGATAAGTTTTATGACTATGACATTCAGATTGTAGGGGTAATCAACTATGATTTGGTGTTCAGGCGGTCATATATCAGTCATATACGCAACTTTACACTATTACTTGATGAATCTAGCCTTATCTGTAATGAAAACGCTAAACGGTCAAAGTTCATACTGAAATTGAACCCTGAAAGCGTGGTACTTTTATCCGGCACACCGACAGCCGGGAAGTATGAACGGTTGTGGTCACAGCTTCACCTTTTAGGGTGGGAGATTTCTAAAAAAGCGTTTTGGAAGTCTTACGTTGAAACAGAATGGATTGAAACCGGGGACTTCAAACAGGAAGTTGTAGTTGGGTATAAAAATGTGAATCACTTGAAGAAGAAACTGGCACAATATGGTGCGGTATTTATGAAAACAGGTGAAGTGATGAACTTGCCTGAACAGATTGAACAGAAGATTTTCTTGAAAACTACAAAGGAATACCACTATTTCGTTAAGAACAGTTATTTGCTACTTGATACGCTGAACCTCTGTCAATTCAAAGATGATTCAGATTTTCAAGGGGAAGATGTAACACCGAGGGTTGAACTGGTCGGAGATAACAGCCTGACCAAAACACTATATGCAAGACAGCTTTGCGGTCAGTATCACAAGGAAAAACTGGAAGCGTTCCGGGACTTACTGGAATCAACAGAAGATCGGGTAATTGTTTTCTACAATTTCAATGAAGAACTGAGCCGACTGAAAAAGATATGTGAATCACTTAATCGGGAAATCAGTTTTGTGAATGGTTCAGGAATGTCAATGTACGCTTATGAAGAAATTCCCAACAGCGTTCTGTTTGTGCAGTATCAAGCCGGGGCTATGGGTGGCAACTTCCAAAAGGCAAACAAGATTATTTACTACACGTTACCGCTTGGAAAAGGGTCTTGCGATTTATGGGAACAGTCAAAAAAACGTATTCACAGGATAGGACAGAAAAGAACCTGCTTTTATTACTACTTACTGGTCAAGGGTAGTTTTGAAGAAAAGAATTTTGCAGCATTGCAGGAAGGAAAGGAACTGACAGATGAATTATTTAAGGGTTGCACGTAGAAAATTAAAAAACTTCATAATCAAGACACTGGTAATAACTAACCTGTTCAGCCTGATATTTTGGATGTGTCTTGTAGACAGCATTATTTCATGGCAGCCTTTTGTGATTATGATTGTCAATATTTCATTCCTTTGGTTAGTGGCTTATGCAAATGGTTATATCTACGATACAGAACGCTACTATGAGCGGTTAGAGAAAGAAGGTGAATGATTATGGCAGCAGAAAAAAACTTTGAAAATAAAGTGAAAAAATTCCTGAAGGAAAAAGGCTGTTGGATTTTGAAATACTGGGGTGGTGCAGCTTTTACAAAATCGGGTATTCCTGATTTACTGGTGTGCTGCAAAGGTCACTTCATAGGGGTGGAACTGAAAGCTCCAAAAGGTAAACCGTCAGATTTACAGATATACAATCTTAGGGAAATTGATAAGTCGGGTGGTTATGCGGTGTTGCTTTACCCTGACCAGTGGGAATTGTTTCAGAACTTCATTCTTTGCATTGTAGAGAATGACCCGGATAACACCGCACACAATTACAACATTTTGAAATCAAGGTGGAAACACTTTGAAAATAAAATTCTAAAAGGAGAATAGGAACATGGCAAAAAAGAAAGAAGTTGAAGAAAAAGTTGACGTAACAGTTGAAGAAACAGAAGGTGCAAATGAATTAGCGACCGCAGTTGATTATAATTACCCGGACATTATCAGGACAGCGTTATTGAAAACTGATAGAGATGGTGTGCTTGATCTGATTACCTATATGCGTGAAATCGGATTCTTTGAAGCACCTGCATCCGGTGGTAACCACTCATTTGAAAAAGGCGGTCTTGCTGCACATTCGGTCAATGTAATGTTTTGTGCTGAAAAAATCGGTGTAGCCCTGCTTGGCGGCAAAGGGTACAACGAGATTCAGGAAAGTGTGATTCTTGTTTCCTTGCTGCATGATTTAGGAAAGTGTGGTGATTATGGAAAGCAGATGTACATACCAAACATGATCAAAGATGGTAGACCTACCAAGGCAAACCCGGAACAGAAGTATAAACAGTCCGAAGCGAAACCTTGGAAACGTAACCCGGATTTATTACCACTTGATCATGCGACCCGGTCAATCAAACTGGCAACTTTGTTCATTGATCTGACCGAAGAAGAAGAATTTGCAATCAGATACCATGATGGTTTGTATGATACTGCAAATTATGGGGTAAAGGGTCACGAAACCCAGTTATATATGATCTTACACTGGGCTGATATGTGGGCAAGCAGAATTATTGAAGGTGAAAGAGAGGTAGAAGAAAATGAGTAGTGCAAAAAATCACAGAATCAGAAGTCACAGAAGTTACAGAAACAGGGTTTCTACTGCTGAACATTTTCAGGCAAAGCAGTTTGCAAAAGTGTCACAGCAGAAAGTAATGAAAGAACAGGGCAATTTCTTTGCAAGACTGTTCAGCAAGCTCAAGAAAGGGGATAAATAAGCATGGCACAGAAAGTTTTAATTATGGGTGAATCAGGTACAGGAAAAAGTACCAGTTTAAGAAATTGTGATCCTGCATTGACAGCAGTAGTAAATCCGGTAGGAAAACCGTTACCGTTCAAAAATCATTTTGAAATGTTGAACAATGAAACAGATGCCCGGAAGATTGTGAAATACATGAAAGAACAGGTAGTCGCAGGAAAGAAACTGATTGTGGTTGATGACTTCCAGTACATTCTTGCAGTACCGTACATGAACCGTATCAAAGAAACTGGGTGGGACAAGTACAATGATTTTGGTGCGAACTACTTTGAAATCATTGACTGTTGCAAAGACCTTCCTGATGACGTTGTGGTTGTTTATATGACCCATTTAGAAACTTTAGACAATGGACTGACCACTGTTAAGCTGATCGGGAAACTGTTGCGTGAAAAGATTACTATTGAAGGTCTGTTTACGGTGGTTCTTAGAACAGGAGTAAATGAAGCAAAGTATTATTTCTACACACAGAACAGTGGAAAAGATACCGTAAAATCACCGCTTGGGATGTTCCCGGCTTATGCGATTGACAATGATCTGAATTATGTGGTGGATAAGATCAGAAATTATTATGAACTGGGAGATTATAAGTCTGATGATGAAATGGGACAGGCTGATCAGGAAGTAGCTGCAGACCTTGAAAAACCGGATGCAAACGGTAGACGGTCAAGAACTGGCAGAAAGAAAGCAGAAGCAACAACTGAACCTACTGAACAGAATGAACCACCAAAGAAACGGGAAAGAAAGAGCAGGGCAGAAGTTCAGGCTGAAAATGAACAAAAGATTGCTGATCACATGACGGCGGTAGATGAAGCGATTGATGAAGCATTTCCGGGACAGGAAGAAGTACCGTTTGATGAAGCTGCTGAAATTGCTGATAGTGTACCAAAGCCGGATTTACAGAAACCACCAAGGCGTACCCGAAAAGAAAGGGTTGCTGAAACACCTGCTGAACCGGAAAGTGCAGCGGATGAAGTACCGGAAAATGCAGAAACCCCGGCTGAACCGCTTGAAGATGCAATGAACCCACCTGAACCACCAGTAAGGGGTCAAAGACGCAGAAGAACAAGATAAGTTGGTGATTGGAATTATTTTAATGAGGATTTTATAAGAAAGGTTAAAAGGTGAATAATTATGGCTATTGATTTTACAGCATTTGATAACAAGGTAAATTTAGACGAATTACAGAAAGAAGTTGCAGAAGCAGATGCATCCGCATTTGATGATGTGCCGGATGGTACATATATTGTTGGATTTGAGAAAATGGAGATCAAACTGACAAATGCAAAGGACAAGCTGATGTTTGCGGTGCAGTGCAAGATTAAAGAGGGTGAACACAAAGGAAGAATGATCTTCTTCAATCGTGTGATCAGCGGCAACAGTTCTCCGAAGTGGACAGACGGGCAGGCAATCAAGTCCGTATGCACATGGCTTGATAAACTGGAAACGGAAACAGTACCGGAGTTTATCAACTATGAAGATTTTGCCGGATGTGTCCTTGATATTTTTCAGGAAATTCAGGGTAAGGTTGAAGCAGAAGTTGACTATGCTGCAAAAAAATTCAATCCTATCACAATCAATGAGGTTTTTGACTGTTAGAAATATGAAATAAAGTCAGGCGGTGCGGTCGGGTGCAATTATCCCCCCCCCCACCGCCTTTTTTTAAAGTGGGTGATATAACATGATATTTTATGACTTTGAGGTTTTCAAAGAAGATTGGCTTGCAGTTTTCGTTGATGTGGTCAAAAGAAAAGAATATGTAATCATCAATAACCAGGATGAACTTAGAGCGTTATATGAAGCAAATATAAGCAATATATGGGTGGGATTCAATAACAAGCACTATGACCAGTACATTATGAAAGGTATTCTGTTGGGGATGAACCCAAAGAAGATCAATGATTATATTATCGTTGACAAAAAAGAGGGTTGGCAGTTTTCAAGAGCATTTAACAAGATACCCATGATTAACTATGATGTGATGCCGAATCCCCCGGTTGGCTTGAAAACTATGGAAGGGTTTCTTGGCAGCAACATTAAGGAAACAGGGGTTGACTTTAATATTGACCGGAAACTGACACCGGAAGAAATTGCGGAAACGGTAAAATATTGCCGACATGACGTAGAACAGACTATAAAAGTATTCCTTGAAAAAATTGATGATTTTAATGCTATGCATGGGATTGTGAAAGCCTTCCCTTATATTGGCGGTCAATATCCGGCGATCACCTGCATAGGTGACAGTGAAGCCCGGATAACCGCAAAAGTGCTTGGATGTACCAAACAGGACTTCCATGATGAATTTGATTATTTTTTCCTTCCTTGCATCCAGTTAAAGAAGTACGCATTTGTTATGGATTGGTTCAGGACAGCGGTTGATGACTGTACCAAAGAAATGAAGATTGCTTATGCAAAAGCAAAGGAAAACTTTGAGAAAGCAGAAACACCAAGACAGAAAAAGAAATATGCCGCTGAAATGGAAAAATGCGATTATACGGATGAATGGCGGTGGAACAGGTTCTTTTACAACAGATCATTGGAAAATGTCAATGTTGCCGGGACACCGCACACATTTGGTTGGGGTGGTATTCATGGGGCAACAGAAAAGCCGATTCACGCAACCGGGTTGATTCTTCATGTTGACGTTGGTTCTTATTATCCGTCTATGCTGATCGCTTGGGGACTGGTGACACGTGCTGCATCCAAACCGGAACAGTACAAGAACGTCTATGATACAAGAATGGCACTGAAACGTGCAAAGAAAAAGAAAGAACAAGCTCCATACAAGAAACTGCTAAACGCACTTTCCGGTGCTATGAAAGATAAGACAAACCCGGCTTATGATGCCCGGAATAATAACTGTATGTGCATCAATGGACAGTTGATGCTATTGGACTTGATTGAACATTTGGAAGTTGTGCCGGGATTTGAACTGATACAGTCAAATACAGATGGTCTTATTATCAGAATACCGGACACAGATGAAGCCTTTGATATGGTTGATGATATTTGTTGGGACTGGGAACAGCGTTGCAGCACACCAAAATGTAAGATCTTACTGGAACTTGATACCATATCAGAAATCTATCAGAAGGATGTAAACAATTATCTTTGGATTGAAGATAACGGTAAGGTCAACCGTATTGGTAAATATCTAAAGCAACTATCTAAAACAGACAATGACCTGCCGATCTTAAATAAAGCACTGGTGGAATACATGGTAAATAAAATACCAGTAGAGCAGACTATAAACCAGTGTGATGAACTGATTCAGTTTCAAAAGTTGGTCAAGCTGTCGGACAAGTACAATCACGTGGAACACGAACATTGTCAGCCAGTACAGCGTGTGGAAGGGACAAGAACAAAGAAAACCGTCTATGACTATCCACGAACCCAACACTACACCTACAAATCTTACCGGGTATTTGCTTCAAATGATTTGCAGGATGGAAGAATTTTGAAATGTGGCGGTTCACGTGGCAAGCCTGAAAAATTTGCTGATACCCCTGACCATTGTTTTATTTTTAATGATGACGTAAATGATGTGGCTGTACCGAAACATCTTGATAAGCAGTGGTACATTGATTTAGCAAAAAGGCGGTTAAAACAATTTGGTATTACAGCGTAATATCGGAAAGGTGGAAATATGACAGATTTAACAATCAGATATGACAATGGTCAAATGGTCATTCACTTGGAAGAATTTCTTGCTTGCAGAAATATTTCTAAGGTACGAAAGCTGCTAAAAATCATTGCTCGCAGCGATACCCCGGAAATGACTGAACAGATTCAGAGCCACATTGAACACCGCATCAAAGGGTTAGATGATGTTGGAAAAATATCCGCAAATCAGTATGTGAAATTTGTGGAAACAGTCAAACAGGTGGAACAGGAAGTAAACAGGTTGGTACAGTTACGGTCAAGGTACAAGAAGAAAAGTGACGAATGGACACATTACAATGATAGGGTAAAAGAGAGCAGGGAACGGTTAAGAGAAGTGAAAGCATCTATGCGGAACAGCAAGAAAGAATTTGATGATATGATCCGGGATAAGAAATTTTTTGAAAAGCTGCTTTCCGAAGTATTCAGTTAGGTGGTGGTGAAATGCTTTACAAGGGTTATATAAAAAGCAAAGGAAAAGCAGCAATAGAGCCTTTCAAAGACAGGACAAAGTTCAGAACGTATGAAGAAGTGAAAGATCTGCCGGGATTTGCCGGGGTACTTGCAAATGATACGATCCTGATTGATGTGGATGACGGTGAACAGTCTGAAATCCTGATGGACATTGTGGAAGAATTTCAACTTGACTGCCGAGTGTACTGTACCAGTAGGGGCAGACATTTCCTGTTTAAAAATCATACGATTGCAAGAAACCGGACACATGTACCGCTTGCAGTTGGTCTGGTCGCTGATATTAAAGTCGGGACAAGAACATCTTATGAAATCTTGAAGATAGACGGTGAAGAACGGTTTATTGAATGGGATATTGAAGAAGGGGGGACATATCAGGAAGTACCTAAGTGGCTGTTCCCAGTACGTGCAGCGGTGGATTTTCTTGACATGGATGCAGGTGATGGCAGAAATCAGGCATTGTTTAACTACATTCTGACGTTGACAGCAAATGATTTCAGCGTGGATGAAACAAGGGAGTGCATCCGCATTTTGAACAGGTTTGTTCTGAAAGAACCGCTATCTGATGAAGAACTGGAAGTAATTCTTAGGGATGAAGCCTTTCAGAAACCCGTATTCTTCAATGACAAGACGTTTCTGTTTGACCGTTTTGCTACCTATCTGAAAAATAACAATTATGTTGTGAAAATCAATGACCAGTTACACATTTATCAAGACGGTACATATAGCACCGGATACAAGACCATAGAAACCGCTATGATTCATCAGATACCGAACCTGAAAAAAGCACAAAGAAGGGAAGTACTTGACTACATGGAACTGATCGTTGATGAACGCATACAGGCAGATGCAAGGTATATTGCTTTTAATAATGGTGTGTTGGATATTGTGACCGGAGAGATGCAGCCTTTCAGCCCTGACTTGGTGATCACCAATCGTATCCCTTGGGACTATAACCCGGATGCTTACAATGAACTTACGGATGACACTCTGAACAAACTTGCCTGTAATGATAAACCTATCCGGGCATTGTTGGAAGAATGTATTGGTTACTGCTTTTACAGAAGAAATGAGTTAGGAAAAGCCTTTATTATGACTGGTGATAAGTCCAACGGGAAAAGTACCTTTCTTGATTGTGTTAAGGTAATCTTGGGGGAACAGAATATTTCAGCCCTTGACCTGAAAGAACTGGGTGACAGGTTTAACACTTCTATGATGTTTGGGAAACTGGCAAATATCGGTGATGATATTGGTGATGATTTCTTGCAGGGTTCGCAGGTCAGCATCTTCAAAAAAGTGGTTACCGGGAATAGAATCAAAGCAGAACGGAAAGGACAAGACCCTTTTGAGTTCAACCCTTACATCAAACTTTTGTTCAGTGCAAATGACATACCAAGAATGAAGGACAAGACTGGGGCAGTTCTTAGAAGATTAGTGATTATCCCATTCAATGCACGATTTTCAAAGTACCTACCGGATGGAACACTTGACCCTGACTATAATCCTTACATCAAGTATGAACTGGTTGAACAAAGTTCAATAGAATACTTAATCCGGGTTGGTGTGGAAGGACTGAAAAGAATCATTGAAAATAATGAGTTCACACATTCTGAAAAGGTTCAGCAACAAGTAGAAGAATATGAAAATGAAAATAACCCGATTAAAGCATTTATTGATGATTGTGGTATTGCAATGATTGAAAATGAACCAACCGCTGACGTATATAAACGGTACCAAGTATTTTGTGCAGAAAATAGTATGCAACCTATGTCAAATATTGTATTCAGCAAGCAGATTAATAAAAGACTGGGACTTGAAACAGTAGTAACTACAATAAACAAAAAAGCAGTTAGGATTTTTAGAAAGGTGTGAAATTATGAGTTATGTAATTGTTAGTGTTGTTTCTTTATTCATTGGTGGTGTAGTGGGTGTTGTTACTCTTGCCTTGTGTATAGCAGGAAAAAACGCTGAAATTCAGGAAGAAAATGATTGCTATGGCTGCTTTGATGTATCATTTGATAATTGTGATCATTGTCCAAAGTGTCAAAGGAATGAAGGTGATGAAGATGAAAAATAAATTGAAATGGATAGCAGTCATTGGTGTGGTTTGTGCCGCTTATATTCTAGGTTCAGTGAATACTCCAAAGTTCACTGAACCTATGCCGGTTATTTTGTATGACAGAACAAACAAAGCAATCATGCAGTATGAAGCATACCCGGAAATAGAAAAATGGTGTTTTGCGGTTACTTGATTCTGATTTATTATATCAGGAACATGATTGTGAATGGGATAACATGATAAGAGGTGAATAATGCATCGTTTTACGGAAAGGAATTGATAAATATGGGATATAAAAATTGTGAAGGGTATTCTGACCCAACCGCAGGTGTGGCAATGGGACATGTGAAGAAAGAAGAACAGGACATTGACAAGCTGAACCACAAAGTCATACAGTCCTTCCGACTACTGGTAGACCTTGCCGGGTTTGAGATTGTCGGAAGGGTAACGCTGAAACATAAAAAGACGGGGAGAATATTCAGATGAAAGAAATTATTGATCAGATTAGTGAAGCTGCTCTTTTAGAACAGCTTGCAGAAGAATGTGCAGAACTGACACAAGCATCCTTAAAATTGAGCAGAATAATCAGAAAAGAAAATCCTACACCAGTCACAGAACAAGATGCTTACCAAAATTTTGTTGAAGAAGTTGGGGATGTACGGTTACTACTGAAAATTATGGATTCTTCCTATGACGGCATTGACACAAAAGATTTGGAACAATATAAGTTGCAGCGTTGGAAGAAAAGAATAAAAACGGGTGACCAAAAAGCATTGCGGTTGTAGTGATTACAGTTCAAGTTACACTTTAACTACGGTTAAAACTACGGTTAAAATCCTTTATTTATGCAGTATTTACGGTTGACTACGGTTAATAGTGAATTCTTTATATTTTTACTTTTATTGATTTATAGTATAGTGTAAAAAAGTAAAAATATAAGAATATAGAATTTAAGTGTAACCGTAGTTAAGTGTAAACATTAGTAAAATCAAGGTGTTACGGTACTTTTTAAGACTATTTTTAACCGTAGTTAAACAGTAGTTTTTGAGAAAGGAAGGTAAAAATGAGCGAAAAAAAGAAAGGTTTGAGTGCAAGAGAGTATTTGAAACAGTTAGAAGTCTTAGATATGCAGATCAATGAAGATTTGATTGAATTGTCAGATTTGAAAGACAGTGCTATGAGTACAGGCGGTATTGATTATAGTCGGGAACGTGTGCAGACTTCTGCTGTCGGTGACAGATTATGTTCTGATGTTGCACGTTATACTGATTTTGATGAACACATCAATGAAGAAATAGATCAGTTTGTTGATGCAAAGAAGCAGATCATTAAGGAAATTCGGGGATTGCGTGACAAGAATATGATTCAGATTCTTACAAAAGTGTATGTGCAGTTTAAAACAGTCAAGGTTGCTTCACAGGAAATGAGGAAATCTTATAATCATGTTGTGAATTTACATTCTAAGGCTTTGAAGGAGTTTGAAAAGAAACATCCTAACTTACATTATCTTACATAATCGGTTATTTTCGTAGTCTTTCATATTTGACAAAGTAGGCTTGTGCCGATATTATGTAAGATGTATAAAACTTTTTGCAGGTAATTTATTTACCTGCAATTTTTATTTTGCTTATTGTCTATGTGCTGCAAGGGTGCTAAAACCTCCTACCTTGCAGCACTTTTTGTTTATAAAAACGGTGAAAGAGGGTGTATCTAATGGCAAAAAGGCAGTTAAGCGATCAAAGACAACGATTTGTAGAAGAATACCTGATTGACCTAAATGCAACACAGGCAGCTATTAGGGCAGGTTATTCAGTAAAAACGGCACAAGAACAATCTTCACGTTTGCTATCTAATGTTATGGTTCAGGAAGCTATTTCAAAAGCAATGGCAGCACGTTCTAAAAGAACAGGGGTCAATCAGGACAGGGTTGTTTTAGAACTTGCAAAGATAGCATTTGTAAAAATGACGGATGTTGTAGACAGTAATGGAAGAATCAGAGAAGATGCAACAGATGATGACCTTGCTTGCATTGAATCAATCAAATACAAAGAATCTGATAATGAGTTTGGCGGCAGCGTTGAACGTGAAGTGAAAATTGGTTCAAAGCTGAAAGCCTTGGAATTACTTGGAAAGCATCTTGGTATGTGGAACGATAAACTTGATGTGAATATCACACAGCCTGTTGTTATTACGGGGGCTAATGATCTTGAGGACTAAGCACAGACAACCCACAAGTCAATATGTGTTTGGGTATCAGAAGTTTATTCTGTACCCGGAAGATTACAAACCAAATAAATCCGGCAAGTTGAATATTAAGCTGCCGGAAGTAGTTGGTAAGGGTTACGGTACATTTTGGCGGTGGAAAGGTAGATATAGGGCTGTCAAGGGTTCACGTGCTTCCAAAAAATCAAAGACAACTGCATTATGGTATATCACTAACATGATGGCATACCCTGATGCAAATACATTAGTTGTCAGAAAAACTTACCGAACATTAAAAGATTCTTGTTTTACGGAATTGAAATGGGCTATACACCGATTAGGTGTAGATGCCTTTTGGGATATAAAAGAAAGTCCTCTTGAAATGACCTACAAACCAACAGGTCAAAAGATTTATTTCAGAGGACTGGATGACCCATTGAAAGTTACATCTATCACAGTTGACAAAGGTGTTCTTTGTTGGATGTGGATTGAAGAAGCATATGAAATCAGTTCAGAAGATGATTTTAATATGCTTGATGAATCTATTCGTGGTGCAGTCCCGGAAGGTTCAGACCTGTTCAAGCAGATCACCGTAACATTCAACCCTTGGAATGAACATCACTGGTTAAAGAAGCGGTTTTTTGATAATCCGGATGATGAAACACTTGCATTGACAACCAATTATAAATGCAATGAATGGTTGGATAAGGCAGACTTAAAGGTTTTTGAAACCATGCGGAAACAGAACCCAAGACGTTATGCGGTAGCAGGTCTTGGTGATTGGGGTATTGTTGACGGTCTTGTGTATGAGAACTGGAAAGAAGAAGTCTTTACTTTAGAGCAGATCAGGCAGCAGTACACAATCAGTTCAGCCTTTGGTTTGGACTTTGGTTATACAAATGACCCATCTGCATTGTTTTGTGGGTTCATTGATGTTCAGAATAAAAAAATATTTGTTTGGGATGAAATGTATGAACCGGGTCTTTCCAACGAAAAGATTTATCAAAATATCAGCAGTATGGGGTATGGAAAAGAAAAAATTACCGCTGATTCTGCTGAACCTAAGAGTATTGATCAGTTGAAAGGGTATGGTCTTAGGGTTAAGGGTGCAGAAAAAGGAAAAGACAGCATAAACTCAGGTGTGCAGTTTATTCAGGACTTTGAAATTATTATTCATCCCCGGTGTGTGAATTTCCTGACAGAAATTAGTAACTACACATGGGACAAGGATAAGTTTGGAAATAAATTAAATAAACCTATTGATGACTTCAATCATCTTATGGATGCTATGCGGTATGCATTAGAGAAGTACATCAACAAAGGCGGTAAATGGATTATTTAGTATGAGGTATGAAACTATGAACATTAGAATACATAATGATATTTGGAAAGTGAAACTGACAGATGGTAGTAAGAAAAAAATGACACCTGATGCAGAACACTATAATTTGGGATTATGTGAATATGATAAGCAGGTAATCAATATCAGATCAGGACTATCAAAATCAGTAGCAAGGTCTACTATCATTCATGAATTGGTACACGCTTTTCAATTTTCCTATGGTAATCAAGTGGAAGGTGAAGAACAGATGTGTGATTTCTTTGGTGTTCATGGTGATGGAATTATAAACCTTGCAGATCAGATTATGGAAGGGGTGATTGGCATTGCTGACAACCGAAGAAATTAAATTATTTATTGATGAAGATGCCGCATCCACGAAAAAGCATTTTGCCCGGATGGGTGAAAGGTATTTTGATGGTGACCACGACATTAAAAATTTAAGATTGTTTTATTACAATGCTGATGGTGAACTTGTGGAAGATAAGGCAAGGGCAAACGTGAAAATAGCACACCCATTCTTTAAAGAGTTGGTAGAACAGGGTACACAATACACACTTTCAGGGAATGATGGTTTTGTGTTCTCGGATATTCCTGAATTACAGACTGAACTTGATGCAAGATTCAATAACAATGATGATTTCATTGACGAACTATCAGGAACAATCACAGATTGTCAGACAAAGGGATTTGCTTATATGTATGCAATGAAAGATGCATCCGATAAGTTAAAATTTACGTGTGCAGACAGTATTGGTGTTGTAGAAGTAGAAGCCCGGTTTGCATCTGATAATAAAGCCCATGTATTGTATTGGTATGTTGACAGAGTAGACAAGGAAGGTCACCAACAGAAGAAAATCATGGATTGGGATGATGGACAGGTTTATTACTATGTTCAATCTGATCAGGGAGAAATTGAAGAAGATACAAGTATTGATGTGAACCCACGACCACATATTTTGTATAAAGTTGATGGGGATAAGTCAGATCAGACATACATTGATTCATTGGGTTTTCTTCCTTTTTTCAGGTTAGATAACAATAAAAAGCAGATTAGTAATCTGAAACCAATAAAAGATTTGATTGATGATTATGATTTGATGGCAAGTAGTCTTTCAAACAACCTGATTGACTTTGACCATCCACTTTATGCGGTCAAAGGATTTGAAGGGGATAATCTTGACGAATTGCAGCAGAATTTGAAAACAAAGAAAATTGTAGGGGTTGGTGCAGAAGGTGGGATTGAGGTACACACGATTGATGTACCTTATGAAGCCCGGAAGGTAAAAATGGAACTGGATGAAAAGAACATATATCGTTTTGGTATGGGACTGAATATGTCAGGTCTGAAAGATACTTCAGCAACAACCAATATTGCAATTAAAGCTGCATACTCTTTACTTGATCTTAGATGCAAGCATCTCGAAAGAAATATCAAACGATTCTTGCGTAAGATCGTGACAGTCTGCATTGATGAAATCAATCAGCAGAATGGTACAGATTATCAGATCACAGATGTTTATTTTGAGTTCACACATGAAGTAATGAGTAATGAACAGGAAAATAAACAGAATGAACTGACAGATGCCAACAGAAAAAATGTTGAAATCAATATGCTGATGAGTTTGGTTCAGGTGCTTGGTAATGATTTAGTAATTCAGTACATTTGTGATGTACTTGATATTGACTATGAAGAAATAAAAGACCAGTTACCTGATGATGAAGCCGCTAAGGTGGAAGAAGTTCAGAATGATCTTGATGGATTGATACCTGATGATGAAGGTGGTGATACTGGTGAACAAATCGCAGAAGGAAGTACAACAGGCACATCTTAATGCAGAAAAACATCTGATTAAGTTATTAGAAAGGGTTTATGGTCAAGCCAGGAATGATTGCGAAAAGAAAATCATGGAACTCTCAAGCCGGACTGACCTTGAAAACCTGCAAAGCATCATTTATCAGAAACAGTATCAGGAAGCCTTGAAGAAACAGCTTGAAGGTATTCTTGATAATCTACAATCAGAAGAATTTACTTCCATTGCTGATTATCTGCAAAAATCTTATCATGATGGATATGTCGGTGTGATGTACGATTTAACAAAGCAAGGAATACCGCTGATTATCCCCATCAATCAGGAACAGGTTGTAAAAGCGTTGCAGACTGACAGTAAATTGTCAAAAGGTTTGTATGCCCGGTTAGGTGAAGATGTAAATTATTTAAAGCGTTCAATCAGGGCTGAACTTTCAAGGGGAATTGCAAACGGTTCAACGTGGAATGAAATAGCCGGGAAGATTGCAAAGGGAATGAATAGCCCTTTTAATAAATCTTACAACCGTGCTATTCTGATTGCCCGTACAGAAGGACACCGCATACAACAACGGTCAACCCTTGATGGTCAGTTTGCGGCAAAGGAAAAAGGTGCAGATGTTCTGAAACAATGGGATAGTACCCTTGACCGTAGGACAAGACCACATCATAGACAACTTGACGGACAGATCAGGGAAGTAGAAGAAGATTTTGAAGTTGACGGTCTGAAAGCACAAGCACCGGGGCATTTTGGGAAACCAAAAGAAGATTGTAACTGTCGGTGCTGCTTGTTGCAACGTGCAAGGTGGGCTTTGGATGAAGATGAACTGAATGAACTGAAAGAACGTGCTGCATATTTTGGACTGGATAAGACCAAAGATTTTGAAGAATTTAAGCAGAAATATTTGAAGTTGCCCGATAATGCTGATACAATGGAATTGAAAAATAAACCAAGTGAAAATGCTGTTGAAAAAATAATCAGTGGTTTGAAATGTTGGGTTGAAGAAGTAAAATCACAAGACTTTCCTGATGGAAGTGCAGGCGGTGTTAAGAAAACAGTTCCTGCTATTATTTATACAACACCCGATGGGGCAAGATTTATATATCCAAAGAAATATGATAAATCAAAGCAGTCATTGACACCCGAACAAGCGATTGAAGTATGGTCAAAAATCCCCGATAACATCAGAACTAAAATTCAAAAAGAAGTCTATGTTGTAGATTACTACAATCCACAAGATTCTTATTGGAGAAAAAGATATAAAAACTTTGGTCATTCGTATGCAACAGGTGGTGAAGTTATAACATTATACAGAAGTTCATATCATGATATGGATTATTTACTTCACACTTATTGTCATGAAGGTGGTCATTATATTGACTATACAACAGGTGGTGCTGATAAAACAAATAGATATTGCAAGCAACCAAAATGGAAGGATGCAATATCAAAAGATTTTGAAACATCAGGTAAAAAGTCATATAGGGAATATGGTGAAAATAGTGAACTTGAAGATTTTGCTGATTCAGTCGGTTATTATGTGACAAAACATGATGAATTTGCAAATCTGTTCCCTGAAAGAACCAAGTTGTTAAATGAAATTTTGAAATAAAGAGGTGCACTGTTATGACAAGTTATGAGAAAATTGAAGAAAAAACCCCAAATGGTGGTGATTATTCCGAAATCTATTACATGGATAAAGGTGGAAATCCCACTGATAAAGAAGATGCAGTCACTTGTATTATTCGTGAATGCAAGTCTGATGGAACACTTCTAAATGAAATACATGGTACTATCTAAGGTATTAAAGGGCAAAGGTAAAGAAATATACACCTTTGCTTTTTTATTACTTATATGACCGTTATATAAGGTCAGAAAGGGGGATAAAAGGAACATGAAAGCGTTGCACATTCACTTGGTACTGTAGAAAGGTATGGTGATCCTGATTATCTCCCAACTATGGGTTAAATAGTATTTTTATGGCATCCGCAAGGGTGTCTTTTATTTTGTCCGAAAAAGGCTTATGACGTTTAAACTGCTGCTGAAATGCCCCCTGCAACATGGGATATAAACTGTTGACCGTTCCCGGTGACACCGGATATAAAAACGTAACGGAGAAAGGAAGAAGAACATGGAATTTTTAAAAGCAATCTTAGGTGAAGAACTGTATAACCAGTTTATTTCAAAAATCAACGAATTTAACGGGGATGAAGCGAATAAGGACAAACAGATTAAATTAGCCAATCTGACAGACGGTGCTTATGTGAGTAAGGATAAGTACACAAGCCTTGAAACGGATTTATCCGGGAAAACTTCCGAACTGGAAAAAGCCAACAACCTGATTGAAGAATTAAAGAAATCAACCGGGAAAGATGAAGGTTTGCAGCAGAAAATTACTGATTATGAATCAGAGATTGAAACATTAAAACAGGAAAATGCTGATCTGAAAACAGAAAATGCATTGAAATTTGCTTTGGTAGCTGCCGGGGCAGTTGATGTTGACTATTTGGTTTTCAAAGCAAAAGAAAAGGGTGAAGTAAAACTTGGTGATGATGGAAAAATCAAGGGTGAAGATGACCTTATTTCAGGATTAAAAACACAGCATCCTGCCATGTTTGAAGCATCCGGCAGTAATCAGCAGCAGAATGGTAATAGACGGATTCTTGAAAATAATTTACCGACAGGTGGTAAAGACAAGACCGTCACAAAAGAGCAGTTCTTGAAAATGGGTTACAACGAAAGAATGAAACTGAAACAGGAAAACCCGGAACTGTTTAAACAGTTAAATACACATTAAGAAAGGTTAAAAAGGTGAAAGAATATGCCAAGAACAGGTAATTTTGGTGGATTTGAATTTGATGAAGAAGTTTTTGCCGGAATGATGCAGGAAGTAGATTATTGGGCTACCCCTATCATTCTTTCCGGCATTGTGCAGCAGGATAGTTCAATCATGGATTTGATTGGTGAAAAAGGTAATGTTGCCACTATTCCGATTTACAAACCATTGGATGCGTTTGAAGATAACATGGAAGCTCTGAACAATGATGGTATGACGAACAACACACCTGTTGAGATCAGCGGTGACAAGCAGACTTGTATGTTGATTCAGAGAATGAAAGCATTTCAGGCGAAGGACTTTACAAAAGAGTTGACGGGTGCTGACCCTATGACGCTGATTAGAAATAAGATTGCCGGATATTATAATCAGGTTTGGGAAAGAGAATTGATGAATATTGCACAGGCAGTTATGAGTGTGGCAGAACTTGAAGACCATGTACTTGATTTGGGTACTAAGTCCATTGAAGCAGGTACAATCTATGATGCAGAACAGGCAGCACTTGGTGATATGGCAGGTGGTCTTGGCTTGATGGTTATGCACTCCATGATCTTCAAAGAGTACAAGAAAATGGAAATGGTTGATTATGACAAATATGTTGTTGATGGTGTGATTCAGAAAGAAATTACACTTCCTACAATTGCAGGTAAACACGTATTGGTAACTGATAGATTTACTTCTACGGGGGTTGGTAGTGAAGCTGTTTACAGCACGTACTTATTTGGTGAAGGTGCTTTCTTATCTTGCGATAAAAAGAATTATGAAAACCAGTACACAACAAACTATGACCCTGAAACTTCCGCAGGTATTGATAAGTTCTATACAAAACAGGGTAAGGTGTTACATCCAAATGGTCTTTCTCTTGCAGTAGATAAAATTGTAAAAGAATCACCTACATTTACAGAACTGGGTACATCTTCCAACTATGCATTGAAGTTTAACCCTAAGAATGTAAAAATGGGTCTGATTAAGTCTAAAGTCGGTGCGGTAATGGCATAAAGAAAGGTACGGTGATCTGATGATTATTGCAGTTGATGAAGTGATGAAACTGCCTGAATTTTTTGGACAGACTGAATCTGTTATTGCTGACAAACTGAACGCTGCTGAATTAATGATCAGAGCGTACACTAACAACAATTTTCAGAATCGGTTTGTGAGGTTTCGTGCAGAAAGCCGGGGAAACCGTATCATTGGAACATCTGACTATTTAAAAGTAAATGATACAGTCCAAATTTCACAATCTTGTGTGAATGATGGACTGTACACCATTACAGAAATAGGGAATGATTTTATCAGGGTGAATGGGGATTTATACCACCATCCTGATAACTTAGTGACTAAGGTTGAATATCCGGCTGATATTAAAGCAGGTGTTCTTGAAATGCTGAAATGGGATGTAAAAAACAGACCAAAAACAGGCATTAAATCAGAAACATTGTCAAGACACAGCGTAACTTATTTTGATCAGGATGCAAATAATCAGGTTATGGGTTATCCTGTTACCCTACTTGGTTTCTTAAAGCCTTATATAAAGGCTAGATTTTGATTATATGAGTATTGGCGGTAACATTTATGCATTATTACAGGTAAAAGGTAAAGGGGCTAAAAATAGCATAGGTGCGTGTGAAAATAACTGGCTTGATTGTACATCATTATGTGGGTGGTTAGATTTATCAACAGGTGATTCTAAACACAATGTATTTAATGCTAAGATTCAAGAAAGTACACATATTTTCTTATGTGATTTTACAAGCCTGAAAGCCCTGTCAACTAAATGGGTATGGAATCCATTTAGTTTCCTTACTGGAATCATCAACAAAGATGAACAGGAAAGTATTGTTGATGTAACATCTGAAAATGCAAGAATGGTAATTCATGGTGCAGTATATGAAATACTCTTGATTGATAACCCAATGAACATGAATGAACATCTTGAAATTTATCTTAGATTCATAGGGGGGCAGTAGTATGCCGTTGGAATTTGAAGATAACAGATTGAAAGTAAAAGAAGCATTATTTGATGCAGGTGAAGCGTTCTTACATGAAGCGTGTGGAGAACTACAAGCAAGAACACAAAGAAATTCAAGAGTTGATACAGGTCAAACCAAAGGTTCATATGAGTATAACATCAGCGGTAGTTTTATGGCAGGTGAACAGTATGGACAAGTTGGAAGCAACATTGAAAATGCTATTTGGGAAGAATTTGGAACAGGTGAATATGCATTACATGGTGATGGTAGGAAAGGTGGTTGGGTGTATCAAGCACCAAAGGGTGAATTTTATTTCACAAAAGGTAAAACGCCGAACAGACCAATGCACAATGCTTTCACCGCATTAAAAAACAAACTGATAAAAAGATATGCTGATATATTAAGAAGCAAGATAGGGGGGTAGGTAATGGAAGAAGTTTTAAATTTTATGAGTACAGAACTAGAAAAGATTGGTGTACCATATGAGTTTTTAGAGTGGACACAAACCGTTACCTACCCCTATTTTGTTGGGGAATACAATGAGTTTGAACCGATTTTAGAAAACAATGAAGAAGAAAAGACCTTCATTTTGACTGGATTCTGCCGGGGGAAAGATGCCCGGTTAAATTTAGAAAGAATGAGGGGAAAAATTGAAAAAGAGTTTCACCCGGTAAATGGAAAAATTGCAACGCTGAATAGTGGTTCAGTTGTTGCAATTTTTTATAGCACAGCTTTTTATGTGCCTACGGGAGAAGCTGAACTTTATAAGATACAAATTAACTTAGATATAAAATTATGGAAGGTGGTATAAAAATGGCAGAAGCATTAGGGGCTGAATTTAAGTCAAGTGGTGTTACAGAGAAAACACCGGGTAATATCCCTTTTGGTGCAGGTACAATTCATAAGGGTTTGACGTTTGATAGTGCCGGAACAAAAAAATGGAACTTTGCAGAATCTCTTGTTGGTGCGACAAGTGGCGGTTCTAAGTTTGAGATCGTGCCGGAAGTTGCACAGGTGGAAGTAGACGGTGCTTTAGTGGCTGTTGCTGAATTAGATGTAAAACAGGGTGAAACTGCAAATATGGAAATCAACTTTGTGGAATTAACCCCGGATATCATCAAAGCATCTGTAATTGGTCAGTCCGCAAATAGTGACATTGAAGGGTATAGTGTGATTACATCCAAATCAAACATTGAAAAAGGTGATTATTGGGAAAATATCGCATTTGTTGGCAAGACACTTACAGGCAAACCCATTATAGTTATCATGGAAAATGCACTTTGTACAAGTGGATTATCCATTGAGGGTAAAAACAAAGAAGCAGGTGTTGGTAAATACACCTTTAGATGTAGTCAGAAAATCGGTGGAGATTTGACCACATTACCGTATAAGATTTATTATCCAACACCATCCGCATAAGAAAGGGGTTATATGACTTTGAAAGTAAAAGTAATTCATGAGTTTACAGACAGATACACAAAAGAACTTTACAGAATCGGTGACACATTGGATTTGCCAGTAAAACGTGTAAATGAAATCGTGAGGGTTGGCGGTTTAATTGAGATTGTCGAAGTAGAACAGGAAGAAGAAACTGTTGAGGAAGTTTCAGTTGACGTTGAACCAACTGAACAAAGTGAACCTGTTGAGGAAGAAGAACCAAAAGAAGAGCCGAAAGCAACAGGAAGAAGAAAAAGAAACAAATAAGAAAGTGAGGATTTTGGACTATGAGCATGAATGAAGCAATGAATGGAATGATGAATCAGGGAAATGTTACAGCAGCACAGGCAGTTGAGCAGTTTGGTGTAGGTGCTTATGCGTCACCGATTACACAGACAGTACCAGCACAGGTAACAGAACCGATTGAACAGGCTGAACCTAAAATGTATGAAATCAGACCGTTAAACGCAAGGGATATTTTCCCTATGACGAAAATTATTCGTAAGATCGGACTGAAAGATTTTGGTAAATGTTTTGAGCCGGAAGAAATCAAAGCAATTACAGATACTTTTTCAGAAAACGGTGAAGAAAAAAGTATGGAAGATTTAGCTGAAATTGTTGGTGTCAGCGTTGTTCTTAAAATTGTAGATATTATTCTTGAACATTTGCCGGATGCAGGAGAAGAAGTATTCGCCTTTATTGCCGGACTGATCGGAAGAACAAAAGATGAAGTTGCAATGCTGCCTGTGGATGTGTTCTTTGAATTGGTTGTTGATGTATTCAAAAGAAAAGAATTTGTGGGTTTTATGAAGGCTGTTTCAAGATTAGTCAAATAGGAGATTTAAAGTTTATGGACTTGGTATTTCACAGATACGCAAGTCCTTTTTTATTACTTGATCAGGTTGTAAATAATGATGAATTATCTGAATTTGTAAATATGATTTGGGATGTAACCGAAGAAGAACGTGAATGGGAATATTTCCTTGCAAAAGTTTTTGATAAATCATTTGAGGACTTTAAGCAGTCTGTAAAACCACAACCACCTATTTCTAAGAAAGAACTTGAAACAACAGTAAATGAATCTTGGAATATGATGAACACATTCATTCCTGAATAGCGGAAGGAGTGAATATATTGAATGGAATTATTTAAACTGTTCGGTACAATAGCAATACAAAATGCTGATGCAAACGAACAGATTGACGATACAACAGACCGGGCAAAGGAATCAGAAAATCAGATCAGCGGTGCATTTAAGAAAATAGGTACGGCGGTAGCGACTTTTTTTGCAGTAGATAAGATCAAAGATTTTGGTCTAAATTGTATCAATGCCGCCGCTGATGCAAATGCAGCATCTTCACAGTTTTCACAGGTGTTCGGTGATATGGAGAGTCAGGCGAAAAAGTCCCTGACAGGAATTGCTGACAATACTGGTATTCAGGTGAACAGAATGAAAGGCAGTTATACACAAATAGCTGCCTTTGCAAAAACAACAGGAATGGACACATCAAATGCACTAGGTCTTGCTGATCGTGCTATGGTGGCAGTTGCGGATAGTGCAGCCTTTTATGATAGGACGCTAGAAGAAACAACAGAAAGTTTACAATCCTTCCTGAAAGGAAACTATGAAAATGATTCAGCACTTGGTTTGTCCTGTACGGAAGTAACAAGAAATGAAGCTGCCAATAGGTTATACGGTAAATCTTTCAAGGACTTATCAGAAGCCCAAAAGCAGTTGACGTTACTGCAAATGGTAGAAGATGCAAATAAGGCATCCGGAGCATTAGGACAGGCTGCACGTGAATCTGATACTTGGACAAACCAAACAGGAAACTTGAAACAAGCGTGGACAGATTTTCAGTCAGTCCTTGGTCAAAATGTATTACCGCTTGCAGTAGGTATTGTCAAAAAAATGGCTGATGCGGTACAAAGTGTATCAGAAAAAGTCCCTGCAATGATAGAATGGTTCAGAGAACATGAAGCAATTATAAAAGCGGTGACCGTGGCGGTTCTTGCAGGTACCGCAGCATTTGGAGCATTTAAACTTGCAATGAATTTTGGAACGATACTTGATACCTTAAAAAATGGTTTAATAGCTGTAAAAACTGCTATTTTAGCAGCTAATACCGCAATGATGGCGAACCCTGCCGCTATGGTAGCGGCTGCTATTGCAGGACTTATTGTAGTGCTTATTGCTTGCTATAACCACTTTGAGACATTCCGCAATATTGTAAACAGTGTCGCAGAATGGATAACAACCTCATTAACGGCAGCATTTGAGTTTCTAAGACCGTACATTGAAGCAATTATAACTGCTGTTGGTGAATTGGTATCTGCTATTGGTGATAGACTGATGCAGGCTTTTCAATGGATTGTAGACAAGATTACGGAAGTATACAATTCAAGTTCACCGATTGTTCAGGCTATTAAGACCCTGTTTACTACACATTTTGAGAACATCAAAGTTGTAATACAGACGGTGTTTGAAGTAATCAAAACAGTAGTCAGTACCGTTATGACGGTAATTCAGCAGATCATTCAGACAATTACCGCAGCAATCAAAGGGGATTGGTCAGGTGTATGGAATGGTATCAAATCCATATTTTCTACAATATGGGATGCTATTAAATCCATTGTTACAACGGTACTTGATGCAATTAAGACAATTATTTCCAATACATTAAATGCGGCAAAAAGTATTGTTTCCAATGTGCTGAACAGCATCAAGTCTGTATTTAGTGATATTTGGAACAGTATCAAGTCTACGGTCAGCAACGTGATCAATGGTGTAAAGTCCACTATATCAAGTGGTCTGAACGCTGCAAAGTCTGTTGTATCAGGTGTTCTTGAAGCAATCAAGTCAAAGTTCAGCAGCATTTTTGAAAGTGCAAAGAACATTGTCAGAAATGCAATCAACACCATTAAAGGCTTCTTCAATTTTAGTTGGAGTTTGCCAAAAATTAAGTTGCCGCATTTTAGCATATCAGGAAAATTCAGTTTGAATCCACCACAGATACCGCATTTTAGCGTGTCTTGGTATAAAAAAGCCATGGATAACCCTGTAATGTTTACGAAACCTACTATTTTCAGTATGAACCCGGCAACAGGTCAGGCGAAAGGTGCAGGTGAAGCAGGTGACGAACTGATGATTGGTAAGGAAACCATGCTGAACATGATCAGGCAGGCAGTAGCAGAACAAAATGCAGCATTGCTTGATAAACTTGATTTATTGATTGCCTTACTTAGTGAGTTTTTCCCGGAAGTGTTGGATAAACTGGATAGACCGATTGTATTAGATAGCGGTGAACTTGTAAATGCAACTGCTGATAAAATGGATGAAGCACTTGGTAGTATTTTGAAAGATAAAGAAAGGGGAGTGAAATAAGTTATGTCGGATGAAGAAAAAGCAAAAATAAGTTTAAATGGTGTGAAGTTTGGAACAAAGCATAGTTATAATGATTTTGGTCTTGTCCTTCAAAAGAAAGACATATCACTTCCTAAACCCAAAACAGAAAAAATTGAGGTTACGGGTAGAAATGGTGCTATTGATCTGACGGAATCTCTTACAGATGAAGTAACTTTTGAAAACCGCCCCATAACCTTTACATTTGTTGTTTTGAATGGGCTTTTGTATTGGTCAAAAGCCCTTTCCGAATTAACAAACTATCTGCATGGTAGGAAGATGCAAATTATCCTTGATGCGGATAAGACTTTTTACTACTACGGCAGGTGTACCGTAGATAAATTTGAAAGTAAGCAGCGGTTGGCAACAATCGTTGTAAAGTGTGATGTTGAACCATTTAAGATTGAAGTAAACGGTGCCGGGATGCCTTGGCTGTGGGATACATTCAGTTTTGTAAATGGTATCATCCATGTAAATGAAGTGACTGTTGCCGGGACAAAAGTAGTGAACCTTCTGAACAGAAGAAAAGTAGTATCACCTACTTTTACCTGTTCCGCACCTATGACGGCTACATTTAATGGGGTAACATATAAATTACCTGCCGGGAAAACAACAGTTTATGATATTCGATTACAGGAAGGTGACAACAATGTGACGTTTAAAGGAACAGGGACAGTTAAGATTGAATACAAAGGGGGTTCGTTGTAATGTATAGGGTACTTTGTGACGGACTTCCTATTTATGATCTACGTGATGAAGAACTTGTTTTGTTAGACCCAAAGGTAACACTTGAGGTCAACACAGCAGGTTCTTTTGATTTTAAGCTACCGCCGGGACATCCGCAGTATGATCTTCCTAAAAAAATGAAGTCCTTGGTGGAAGTGTGGCACGATGACGAACAGATTTTTGCAGGCAGACCTGTTGAAGAAAAACTTGATTTCTATAAAAGAAAATATGTGAAATGTGAAGGACAGCTTGCGTACTTAAATGATAGTATTCAAAGACCTGCTGAATACCATGATAAGACGGTCAGAGGTTATTTGGAAACCCTGATCAATAATCATAATAAACAAGTAGATGAAAGTAAGCAGTTTGAAGTTGGGATTGTTACGGTTACCGACAATAACGATAGTCTCTTTAGATACACAAACCACAATACAACCTTAAAAGAGATCAAGGAAGATTTAGTTGATGACCTTGGTGGTTATTTACGAGTTAGAAATCACAATGGACACCGTTATATAGACTATATAGCGGAGTTTGACAACTTATGCAGCCAATCTATACAGTTCGGTGAAAACTTGCTAGATTATGCAAAGAACATTGATATTAGGGATATTGCAACAGCAATTATTCCATTAGGTGCAAGACTAGAAACATCAGAAATTGCAGCATTGGAAGAACGCCTGACCATCAAAAGTGTAAACAATGGAAAGGACTATCTTGCACACGAAGATGCTGTAAAGAAGTATGGATTTGTTGTTAAAACAGTTACTTGGGATAACGTAACAACCCCGGAAATGCTGAAAAGTAAAGGACAAAAGTGGTTGACAGATGGACAGTTTGAGAACATGGTGCTTGAAGTAAAAGCGGTTGACCTGCATTATACGGATGAACAGATTGAACAGTTTAAACTATTTGATATGGTACTGGTTCATTCTGCACCACATGGACTTGATAAAAAATTTCCGTTATCCAAAATGACTGTCTATTTAGATAAACCTGCATCTAATACTTTTACACTAGGTACAGTTGTAAAAGAAACATTGTCTGATAAAACTGGCGGTATAACATCTGACGTTGGTGGAATGATTGATAGTATTCCTATACCGTCAGATATTGTGAAACAGGCGGTAGATCAGGCAACGGCATTGATTACTGCCGCTACACGTGGAAACATCGTCACTACTGCAACAGAGCAGTTGATTATGGACACTAAAGATGTGAATACTGCTAAACGTGTTTGGCGGTGGAATTTGAATGGTCTTGGTTATTCCAATACTGGCTATAATGGGACATATGCGACAGCTATCACTATGGATGGTCAGATTGTTGGTCAACGGATTGTTGCAAATTCTATTTCAGGGGAAAAGCTTGACATAACTTATAAAACGTCAGTAACAAAGGAAATTGCTGATGCAGAAGAAGCAGCAAGGCAAGATGCGGTGAATTATACAGATGGTCAGTTAAAAAACTATTACACCAAAAGTCAGATTGAAACAAGCATCAAAAACACAAAAGACGCAGTTCTTCTTTCAGCAAAAGAAACAGCAGAACAGTATGTTGACGGCAGATTAAAAAATTATTCAACGTCAGCACAAATAAAAGTAACAACGGATGCAATAAGTTCAGAGGTATCAAAAAAACTGAACAGTTCTGAACTTGGTACAAAAATTTCACAAAATGCCTACTATGTGCGGTTGGCATGGAATGGAAACAGTAAGTACATTCAGTTTGAAGGGTCTGCTTTAAATATCTATGATACTGGTGATCAGAAATTAATGTCACTCACTTATAATGGCAGTTGGTTTTATTATAAAGGTACAAAGATAGGGAAAATTGGAACAAACAATTTTCAGGGAGAAGATTATTTCAGGGGACTTGTGTTCGATTTGGAATATAATGCATCTTATATGTGTTGGGCTGCTAAAGATAGCAGTAGCGGATTATACAACACAAAACTGATTTATTATCACAAAGCACATGGATCATATCCTAAAGGATTACATTTTAATTGCAACACCTATTGTAATGGGTTTTTGTATTTAGCGGATGACGTAAAAGTAATAGATTGGAGTAATGGCGGTTGTGGTATTCGTGGTGAAATGACATGGTGCAACAGTTCAAACACATCATGCGTAGAAATCAATGGTATGAATAAATCATTTAAGATTTATAACAACGTAGATGTTGATATTTATTCAAATATTGATATGCATAATTGGGATATTCTGAATCAGTCAGACGCAAGAATGAAAAAGAATATTCAAGATTGTTCAATTAATGCTTTAGAACTATTGAACAATATTGAACTGAAAGAATTTGATTGGATTCAGTCAAATGAGCATGAACCAATAGGAATTATTGCACAGCAATTACAGGAATTTGCCCCGGAACTTGTCGAAGAAAAAGATGGTCACTTGTCTATTAAGACAATGAAGCTGATTTTTTATCTTATTAAGGCGGTTCAAGAATTATCAGGTAAAACAGAAAAACGTACAGTATGGCAAGACCCATATACTTTACTGGATAAGAAAGTATTTTGTGCAAAAATAAATGCAGGATCACAAACAAGAGAAGAAAAGAAGCATACACCTATGCAAATACCAATTAGGAAAGGATAGTAAAAAATGGATAAAAAAAATATACCTCTTTCAGTAATGATGGAGAATACAAAAGGCATGATGTTTGAAGCCTTTCAGCAGGTACAGGAAAAATCAAACCTTCCTGCTTACCTGATGGAAGGTATCGTTGTAGATTTGCTTTCACAGGTTCGTAATCAGAAAAATCTTGAATTAGTATCTGATATGCAGAGAATGAACCAAAGTGAACAGGAGAAGCAGGAAGAAGGTGAATAATCTTGGCAAATATTGATGAATATATCCGGCAGATCGAACAGGCTGAATATGGGGAAGAAGTCAGAAGTTCGATTGTAAACGCATTGAAAAAGGTCAATGATGACAACAACAGTTATGGAGATATTAAGAAAGAAATTCTTAATGCTAAAGACGCAATAGATGATCAGGTGGTTGCATTTGATAATAAAGTAACAGCGGCACAATCTATTATAAAAAAACTGACGGATGCGACATCAACCGCTAATCAGGCAAAAACTAATCTTGATGCATCTGTTAAAACTGCCAATACAGCAAAAAGCAACTTGGAAAATGCCACAGATGCGGCAGGGACAGTAAAGACAGGTGTTGAACAGGCAACATCAAATGCAAACAAGGCTATTACCAACGCCAACAATGCAAAAAGTAATCTTGAAAAAGTAATCACAAGTGCCGGAACAGCACAAGGAAATTTACAAGATGTAATTAATGCGGCAAATCAGATGAAAGGTCAGTTGGACACTTCTAACAGTACCGCAGTAATCGCAAAGAAAAATCTTGATGCGGCTATTGATGAAGCCAGTACCGCAAAAACACAGTTATCCGAAGTAATCACAAATGCCGGGAAAATAAAAACTGCATTATCCGAAGTAATCACACAGGCAAATGCAGCAAAGACCAATCTTGATAATTCAGTAAAAACAGCTAATCAGGTGTTGCAGTCTTTGGATTCAGAAAATACAGCGGCAGCATCCCACATTGAAGAATTGAGAAGTGAGAACTTTAATTCACAGGAAATTCTTGCAGGTGTAGCAGATTTAAGGGCTTACTTAGGTCTGACAGATGATGACATTGTTGGTGTGCAAGTGGACTATAAAAATAAATCATTCAAACGTATTGCAGGTGCGGTCAATCTGACAAAAGGTGCAGATTTTGACCGTTTTTCTATGTTTGGTGGTCGTAGACGTTGCAATGTTGCGGATGATGGTACTATCGTGGCATGGCATGGTGACCCGGACTATAAAGAAGATGGTACTATGGGTCAGGTAATGGTGTATCAGCCAAAGTTTTACTATTTGGTTTGCCCGGTGGTATATGACCCGATAGAAACGGGAATAGGTTACCATTTGAGAAAAGCAAACTATTATGTGTCAGAAAAACCACGTGCAGGTTTCAGACTGCATCCGGCTTTCTATGATGCAAATGGTAATGAAATTGACTATTTCCTCACATCTGCTTATGAAGGTAGTATTTGGGATGCAGATGGTGATGCATATTTGTTACAAGATGAACAGGTTATGAATGCAGGTGGAGATAAATTTTCTTCAATTTCAGGTGCAAGACCTGCATCCGGTTCAACTCAGGGACTTACAAGAACAGCTATTGAACAGATGGCACAAAATAGAGGTGCAAATTGGCATGGTGATCTTATTAAACAAGTTTCTGCTGAACAAATGCTTATGATCATTGAAATGGGAATGATGAACTTACAAACAGCTATTGCACAAGGTGTTGTTACATTACCTTGGGAAACTGGAAGTGATAAGACAAGTTCATATGCCGCTGTGACTGGAAGTACATCAGGTATTGGAAACGGTACTGGAAGGGCAGAAAGAACAACTACTTATGAAGGTGGTGTTGCAAAAGAATACACCGTTGATGGTAAAACATCAGTTTGTTGGAGAGGTAAAGAAAACTTTTGGGGAAACATTTGGAAGTTTGTTTATGGAATTAATATTTGGGGTAATGGAAAAATGGGGGGCGGTCAGCCTTACATTTGTTCTGACTTCAACTTTGCTGAAAACAAAAATAGCGGAAATTATGAGGGTGCAGGATTTACAGCAACTAATGTTGCAGGTTATATTTCAGCAATGGGATATTCTACAATTTGCGATTGGTTATTTATAGCATCTGAATGTACTGGAAACAGTTCTTTGCCCGTTGGAGATTATACTTATATTACACAAAATCTAAACGGTTACCGTATCGCTCTATTGGGCGGTAGCTGGGGTAATGGCGGTGGTGCGGGTGCTTTCTATTGGTATCTGACTAACGGTGTGGGTAATCGTACTCGGGATGTCGGCGGTCGCTTGGTATATATCCCAACACGTGATTCCGCTGAATATACTGCCGCCATTGCATCATGGAAGGAACAGATGAAGAAAGCAGCGTAAAGTTATAAATTCATAGGTTGAAAAGTTCGCTGATTTTGTTATGAGCCTGTAACGAAACACCATTATAAAAAATCACTCAATTAGGCAGTAACTGGAATAATGGCAGTAATGCAGGTACTTTCTATTGGAATCTGAATAACAGTGTAGGTAATCGTAATCGGAATATCAGCGGTCACTTAATAATGCAAACAATCAGCCGGGAAACCAACCCGGCTGAATCTATATATTGTGGTAACTTTTCAACCTTGCCACTTGGCAAAAAAGAAAAATAAACGGTTGCAGACAAGTCAGAAATGATAATACCGTTTTACTTTTTTAAAAATTTTGAAAAAGGAAATGTCAACTGTACTGACCGGGTGATTCACCGACAGGAGTTCAGTCTTTGCAATACCAAAAGGAATGAAGAGATATGATAACTTATTTGAAAAAATCTATGATATTGAAAATTTAAGAAAGGCACACCAACACGCAAAGAAGGGGAAAGGTTGGTATAAGGAAGTTATAGAAATAGACAAGAATCCTGATTTTTATTTGAAACATATTCAAGAAATGCTTATCAACCATACCTATAAAACATCTGATTATGAAGTATTTACAAAGCAAGACGGAACAAAGAAACGAAAGATTTATAAACTACCCTACTTTCCTGATCGTATCTGTCAATGGGCTATTTTACAAGTGATTGAACCATGTATTGTAAATAACCTGACAGATGATACTTATTCTGCAATACCGAAAAGAGGTATTCACAACGCACTTCATAAGTTGCAAGATGCAATGTGGAATGACCAGGAAGAATGTAAATACTGTTTAAAATTAGATGCAAGACATTATTATCAGTCAATCAACCACGAACTTCTAAAACAGAAGTATGCAAGAATGTTTAAAGATACAGATCTTCTTTGGTTACTGAATGAAATTATTGACAGCATCAAAACAGCAGAAATTGAAGATTTAACATCAATCTATCTGTTAGAAGAAGATGTTGACCCTGAAACTGGAATACCAATAGGTAACTATCTTTCACAGTATTCAGGTAATTACTATTTTTCAAGTTTTGACCATTGGATTAAAGAGCAGAAGCACATCAAATATTATTTCAGATATATGGATGATATTTGTATATTTGCAAGAACAAAGGAAGAATTGCATGAGTTAAGAAAAGAAATAGATGTTCATTTTAAGAATGAACTGAAATTGAATATAAAACCAAATTGGCAGGTGTTCCCATCTTTTGTTAGAGGTGTGGACTTCTTAGGGTATCGGACTTTTTATCAATATACCTTATTGAGAAAAACAACCTGTTTGGATATGGAAAAGAAACTGACCGCAATCAGGCGAAAAGTGGAAGCCGGGAACATGATGAATTATTCTGAATGGTGTTGCATCAACAGCTATAAAGGATGGTTAAAACATTGTGATTCTTTCCGGCTACATCAAAAGTATGTTGTACCGCTATTACCTTATGCGGATGATTATTATATACACAACATAAAACCAAATTCAAAGAAAGGATTGAAAGCAGCATGAAAGAGTATGGAAAACAAAGAAGTACAGTAAAGCCCCTTGAACTGGAACTGACCGAAACAAAGGTGTTTGTAAATTCTGACATAGTTCAGGTAAACGAACCGGGAACAGACGAACAGCCGGGATTTACTGGGTATGAATTTACCTTGACGGAATATGAAAAAGATGAATACATCAAATTACAGGCTGAAAAAAATGAATCTTTAGGTAAGCAAGTTACAGATACACAAGTAGCACTTACAGAAGTGTATGAAATGATTCTTGTGTAGAAAGGGGTGCGAATTATGGCAAAAGTTTATGCAGATTTGATTAAAAAGGGAATTAAAACAATTGATCAAGTTCCTGAAAGGTTGAGAGAAGAAGTTAAGAAGATTTTGGAAGGTGTTGAATAATGCTGACCAAAATCTTTTTAATTATAAATCTTGTGTGTAGAAAGGGGGTAAATGACATGGCGGTAGTTTATGCAACACTTATCATCAAAGGTGTTAAGAAATTCGCTGATGTTCCGGCAAGAATTAAGGAACAGGTTAAACAGGTACTTATTGACCTTGATTGTCCTGAATTAGCAGAGTAACAAACAAATTATCACAGATACAATTATAACCGCTATATGGACATTATATAACGTCTGATAGCGGTTATTTTGTATCAAAGAAAGGAAGTAGAACATTGGGAAAATTAGTATTAGAAACGTATAGAGTGGCATTGCCAATCATCTTGACCGCATTTATGGGATATATTGTTTGGTTGCTAAAAGAACAGAAAAAAGACCGGGATGCAAATGCAGAAGGTACAAAAATGCTTTTGATGATAAAGATGTTTGAATATCACGATAAGTATATGACATTAGGGGATATTCCATCACACGCATATAGCAATTTTCAAAAGATGTATCAATGCTATATAGATATGGGAGATGGTAACCCGTCTGTTAAAAAAATGAAACAGGAAATTGATGAATTACATTTAAAAAGAAAAGAGGTAGAAACGTATGAAAAATATTAACTGGGTAGTAAGAATTAAAAACAAAAACTTTTGGCTGACACTTATTCCGGCAGTGTTGCTGCTGATTCAGGTGGTGGTTGCCCCGTTTGGCTATCAATGGGATTTTGGTGTATTGAATGAACAGCTTGCGGCAATCATCAACGCTTTGTTTGCGGTACTGATGATTTTAGGTATTGTGAATGACCCAACTACTGATGGTATTGCAGACAGTAAGCAGGCACTTACTTATAAAACACCAAAGAAAAAATAGAGGTGAATCATTATGACAAATCAAGAATTTATTGAACAGATTGCAGCGTATGTAAAAAAATACGCTGCATCTTTTGGTATATGCGTACACAGTCCGGTAATTGCACAAGCAATTCTTGAAAGTGGGTGGGGTAAATCTAAACTTGCTTCCACCTATCATAATTACTTTGGGCTGAAATGTGGGACAAAATGGACTGGTAAATCAGTTAACATGACCACACAGGAAGAATATGAGCCGGGCACACTTACTACTATCAAGGACAACTTCCGAGTATATGACAGCATGGAAGAAGGAGTTAAGGGCTATTTTGAGTTCATACAACTTGCTCGGTATCAGAATTTACGGGGAATCACAGATCCTAAGAAATATCTTGAAACAATTAAATCAGATGGTTATGCAACAAGTTCAGATTATGTTCAGAACAACATGAGATTGATTGAACAGTATAACCTTACACAATATGACAAGAAAGGCGGTAACACAATGGGAAGAACTGCACAGGATGTATTGAATGTAATGCGATCTTGGATTGGTTACAGTGAAGTAAATGGAAAACACAAACAGATCATTGATCTGTACAACAGCCACAAGCCACTTGCACGTGGGTATGCAGTCAAGTATTCTGATGAATGGTGTGATACTACGGTATCAGCAGCCGCAATCAAAGCAGGGGTTGTTGACCTGATTGGTACAGAGTGTGGTTGTGAACAGCATATCAAAATTTTCATCAGCAAAGGTATTTGGATTGAAGATGGTACTATTATCCCTATTCCGGGTGACATTATCCTGTACAATTGGGATGATGCGACACAGCCTAATGATGGATATTCAGATCATATTGGTTTTGTTGAAAAAGTTGTTGGCAACGTCATTACTGTTATTGAAGGTAACAAAAATGAAGCAGTAGCAAGAAGGGAAATCCCGGTGGGTTGGGGATATGTTAGAGGTTACGCAAGACCAAAATATGCTTCCGGCGGTACTGCACCAAGTAATCCGACACCTTCAAAGACACTTGATGAAATTGCACGTGAGGTTATCAAGGGCGTGTATGGAAATGGTTCTGACCGTTCCAAAGCATTACAGGCTTTGGGCTATGATCCGAACAAAGTACAGGAATGTGTAAACGAAATTCTGAAAGGAAATGCAACACCGTCAAAATCTATTTCACAGGTGACAAAAGAAGTTATTGCCGGGAAATATGGTAACGGTTCAGACCGCAGGGCGAAACTTGCAGCAGAAGGTTTTGACCCGGATGCAGTACAGGCAGAAGTAAACAGGCAGTTAAAAGGAAGTGGAACATCTGTTGCATATTACAAAGTACAACCGGGTGATACACTTTCAGGGATTGCACAGCAATACGGAACTTCTGTTGACAGACTTGTCCAGTTAAATGGTATTGCTAATAAAAATTTGATCTATGTTGGTCAGAAAATCAGGGTAAAATAAACGTATGGGTGGCAATGCCACCATTTTGCCACCCACAGAAATATATAACAGTAAGATGTAGAAAGCAATAAAAACTGAACTGTTGAAAAAGCCTTGATTTTACAGTATTATAAAGGCTATGAAAGGACACACAAGACTGAACTTTTCAGAGTTTAGACATACGGTGCATGTGGAGACAGTTGTTCTTTTGTCCCAACAAAAACCAGATGACACGATAGAGATCGACTTAGACCTGGACGAGCTGGATGCCACCAGTGCCGAGTTGAAAGCAACCTATCAGGAAATCAAAGATTATGTGCTGAAAGAATTTGGCTTGAAGGTTTCAAGTTTATATATTTCTCAGGTAAAACGCAAATGTGGAATTGAAGTGGGAGAAAACTATAATCTTCCAAAATCAGAAAATGCAAGAGTTCCACAATGCCCGAAAGAGAAGGAAGAAGCTATCAAGGCTGCCCTGGAATATTTTGCGATGATCTAAGGGCATCGCTGATTTCAAGGAGGAATAACACATGAAAAGCACATTTGAAAAAATGGGTGGAACCTACACACTTGGCGCAGACGGAATTTACTATCCGAATCTTGTCAGTACAGATGAAGAACCGTATTATGGAAAATATGGAATGATACGAAAAACGTATTTGAAAGAGCATCGTCCGGCAATATATTCACTGTATATATTGGAGGACAGACTGGTGGAACATCTGAATGCTGTGGACGATGAAGCACAGGAGAGGATGGATATTCTGGTGTGTCAGATGATGAAGAGGCAAGGTATTACAGAAGAAACGAAAGCCTGTGACCAGATGGCTTGGGTAGGAACGGTAAATAATATCCGAAATGCGGCGGAAGAGATTGTGTTGAAAGAATTGATTTACAGGTAGACAAAGAGCTGAACAGGTAGGACGAAAAATCCTATTTGTTCAGCTCTTTGTGTTTGTACGGGTTCAAAGAAGAATCAAATTACAATTCTATATCATGTGATTTTTTCTTAGTTCGGACAGGCTGATTTCGTCGCATCTCTTGTTTTCTCTGATATTCAAGTTCCCAGGCACGATGGGAGAAAACATCAGGATCTTCAACATTGAGATAATCTACTTCATTAGCTGCAATATCACGACGGTGATAGTCATAATATTCACCAAAAGTACCTTTGAGCTGCTCAATCAGTTTATCTCGGAAAGTAGGTCGTATCTGGATTCTGGCATCCAGTAATTCAGTGTATTGCTCCGGGTCAGGACGGAATTTTTCCTCTTGGAAAGCGACAGCATCTTTTTTAAGCTGCCCTTTGAGAGACATATCTTGAGAATCGAGAATATCCAGATTCTTATCCATCTGGTCGTATTTTCTGGAAAGGCTCGCCATATCTTTCTCTGTGGAGCATTCAGCCTGAAACAGCAGCTGTTCTTTGACAGATTTCAGTTCCTCGATTTCTTCTGTTACGGTTGTAAGCTGCTGATTTAACTTTATATGCTGGAATGGATTTAGAATACTGGTTTTACTTTTTTGCACATTTAGTTCTTTCTTTTCAGTAACTTTCGCTTTGAGCTTTTTCTTAATGGTATCATATTGATTCAGGATAGGACGAAAATGCTGCATCCAGTCATGGATCACTTCTTTTTGCATTTCATTATGAAGTAAATGATATTGTGTAAAAATCATATGATTTCGGATTGCTTCTAATGTTTCTGCAATTACCGGAATAGATTTTTCGACAGCTTGGGCAAATTTTTTCACCTGTGCTTTTAATTCCCGAAGCATTTTGTTATCTGCACGAATCTGACGGTTGATTTCACACCGGTCTGCTATCATGCCTTTCTTTTCCATATTCTGGGCAATGTAGCCCTCATGGATGGTTGGCTGTTCTGTGATTCCCTGAGCTGCAAAACTGCGGTGATCAATGGCGGCATTTATCTGATTAAGGGCAAGCATTTTATTTACGGCATCTGCCCAGTTTGCTCTCCAGAGGCAGAGCTGTTCCTCACTGTTCCATTGTTCGGAAATCGGGTTTTGTCTGCCATACCGGGTGCTTTTTGGATGTTTGTCGATACGTTCATAACCTTTCTCCTGTGCTGCCGAGGGAGTCAGATATACTTTCTTTTTCCCAGCTTTATAACGATACTGTTTTTCCCAGCCCTCTTTCTGAGCATCCTTAAATTCAGAAGCAGTAAATCCCTTTTCCTCTCCATCTTTGATGCATAGATATTCTTTTTCGGTTTTATACTGCCATGTTCCGTTTTCGTTTAATGGACGGACAGTAAGTAGAATGTGTGCATGGGGATTGTGACCATCTGTATCGTGAATGGCGAAATCGGCACACATTCCCATATCTACAAAATTCTTTTGAATAAAATTCTGAAGAAGAGAAATATTGCTGTCTTTATCCAACTCAATAGGGAGTGCGACAACAAATTCTCTTGCCAGTCGGCTGTCTTTTGTTTTTTCAGCAGCTTCTACAGCATTCCAGAGTTGCTCCCGGTTTTTCCATTTAGGCGGAGCCATAGGGGGAAGCATTACTTCCTGATAGATCAGTCCATGTTTTCGGGTGTAGTCATGCTGGATGCCATCGTAATCATTGTATATGCGGCTACAGCTCATATAAGCAGATGCAGCGACAGCAGACCGCCCGGAACCACGGCTGACGACCTTGGCTTGCATATGATAAATTGCCATATCTGGCACCTCCTTTCGATGTTGCCTGCAACAGCGGATAGCCCTCGGCAGAGCGCACGAGCCCCGTAGGGGATACCACCGCCCGATTTATCGGGTGGTGAGTAAGTGCGCCCTTCGGGAGTAGAACTTGTGCGTTTACATTCCCCTTAGCCGGATCATCAGCTCCCGCTTTAGGGTATCTAAATCCATTTCTTTAATATGGGGAGCAATGCTTTCCAGAATCGCTCCTTCTTGAATCAATCTGCGTGTTCTGGCATTACGTTCCTTTTTACGGTTTCTTGCTTCGATTTCTTCCAGTCTGTGTTTTGCCTGTAAAAGCACTTTTTCTTCTGGTGTCATAATTCTTTTATTTGCCATATCTGGCACCTCCTTTTTATGCCCGTATCCGGGCGATTTAGTTTTAAAATCTTGTGGTTTAGTACTATAGTTTTAGATAACTGACAGTGGCATGTCTCTGGTGATAAATAAGAAAAGAAAGTAGTACTACTGTCAGTGAAAAATAGTTATTGTGCGATGCTGCTTTGTTTCAACTCTGGTTTGAAGTGTGATTATCTAACAGAATTTTTTTCGTTTTTTTTAAATTAGCTGTTGCATTGTCCTGACGGATATTCCGGTTATTGATACGGATGGGAACACATCTCTCCAGAATCCGGTCATAAATTCGCTTGTGTGCGATATCAGCGGCGTTATTCAGCTCTGATAAAGTGAGATTGGTTGTTATGATCAGGGGCTTTTTACTGCGGTAACGGCTGTCAATCACATTGAATACCTGTTCCAGTGCAAAGTCAGAGTTCCGTTCAATTCCGAGGTCATCAATGATCAGAAGGCTGTAGCGGTTTAAGCTGTGGATGAACTGATTCCTGTCTTCAAAATGCATTCCGGTAAGGGTATTCAGAATCCGGGAAAAGTTGGTCATCAGTACCGGGACGCCTTTTTCCAGAAGGGCATTGGCAATGCAGCCTGCAAAGAAAGATTTTCCAGTACCGACATCGCCCCAGATGAGAAGTCCGGAAGCGTTTGCTTTCATCTCTTCCCAGTTACTTACATAATTGTGTGCAAGTTTCATTTCCGGATTGCTGCCGTTATCTTTGGCAAAGGTGTAGTCATAAAGTGATTTGTCCTGTAAGCCGCTGGTTTTGAGATGCTCTATTTCCATTTGCTTTTCATGAAGTTTTCTCTGGGCTTCCTCCTGTTCAAAGATCTCCTGCTGGCACTTACAGCGGATGGAAGGAATAAGAACCTTTCCCTGTAATTCATGCCTGCACTGTCTTGGCGTATTGCATTTGGAACAGTAGATCAGGTGGTCTGTTTCGTTAAAATATTCATCAGGCTGAAGTTCTCTGTTTGGTGTTATAGCATTTGCTTTTTCTGTAAATCTTGTCATAGTGTTTCGTATTCCTCACTTTCATAATTTCGTTGCCGGGAAACAGGATGATCCTGTCTTGCCCAACGGATGATGGTAGCTGCATGGTTTTGGTATTGCTTTCCGGTAGAAGCCATATAACCGGATAAGCGTTCCATATAGTCCTGCCAGTCAGGGATTGTCTGCCGGATATTTTCCAGCTCCGTCTCTGACAGAAAAACATTTTGAAATGTTCCATAGGGTGAGCGTGGCTCTTTACTCCCTCTTATTGTTAAATGGTTCTTTTTTATCTCTTTCTTATTACTGGACAGTTTTCTGTCTGTATCAGGGAAAGAATCCTGTCTGTCAATAGGACAGTTTTCTGTCTGTCTTGAGGAAAGAATTCTGTCTGTATTGCTGAGGGTTTCTTTCGGGATTTTTACATAGATCCGATTAGGGTGTCCGGGTCCCTGCCGTTTTCGGAAGATAAGCTCTTGTTTTTCCAGTACTGCCAGAGCAGTTTTCACCGTCATCTGGCTTTTGTGGAGAACTTCTGCCAGTGCTTCAATCGTAAAGTAGAGGAACACATGACCATTTGTATCTGACCAGCCCTCATTTTTCTGGGAAAGCCTTGCACGGTCGAGCAGGATCATATAAAGCATTTTGGCAGTTTCGTTTATTTCCATGTCCAGAAGAAAACGGGGAAACATCATATAAGATGGCAGGCTTGTGTCTGCTGTCAGAAAGTCCGTCATGTGTTCACCTCCAATCACAATGGTTTATTCTCCAAGAAAATCCCAGTCTATATCACGATCCGGCTGTTCTTTTTCAGGAGCTGGAAAGGGCATCCTGATGGGGGATTCCCTTTCCAACATGCCTGCAGTCAGCCCGGACAGAAAAATCGGCAATGACTGTTTCAGGCTGTGTTCTACTGCTTCTACAATCTGTTTCACAAAAAGTTCTTCCCGTTCCCTTGTTTCCAGATAGGGATCAGCCTGAGTGCGGTAGTAGCGGTCAAAATAATCGACCAGTGCAAGGGAGATTACCTGGCTGTAAGATTTAAAATTCTGTCTGTCCATCGTCTGTAAATATTCCCAGGCTCTCCGCTGCTGGTCTTTGTCCAGATTAAATCGCAGGTTTGTGTTGCGGATATGGTTCTGCATGGCTTATCCCCTCCTTTTCAGGCTCATATAAGCCAGAGATTCATAACCTTTGGCAGTGGCACAGATATCATCAAGGATGGTAACTCGTGATTTGTCATACGCTCCAAAGTTACGGATCAGGCATCCACCGCCTCCGACCACATACAGGCGCATCAGGCCAGGATTGTATTCATATTTGCGGAGCGTGGCAAAAATATCTGTGACATACTGTCTGGCAACAGCAGTAATACAATCCAGATAAGACGCTGAAATGTCAGCGGTTCCAAACCGCAGAATCTGCTCTACGGTAGATTCTTCAATCTTTACTCCGAAGTTGTCCAGAACAGCGTTTTTAGCGGCAATCATGCATTGGTTTACGCCAAACTTTTCTGTCCAGCACCGGCTTTCCTGTGCTTTCTTATTATTGATATACAGAATGTTCATGGTTCCGTTGCCGATATCTGCAAGAAGATTTGTCCCCTTGAAATCTCCAAGTCGGTTTACGATAGCCGGATATCCCTGCGGGTAAAGGCTGCATCCCACAAAACGGAGATGATACTCTTTGCTGTTAAATCGGTAATGGACTTCTGGATTCTGGAGCAGATAGGAACGGAAATCTTCTCTCTGGTTTCTGATCCATGTCAGAGGAAGCCCGGCAGCCAGATGAACGTCTGCTTCACGGATGGAAAAGACATTCAGTTCCCTTGCAATCGCCATGAGAGTTAGAAGATAATATTCTTCGTCCATAGCTTTATCTGGGATAAATTCTTTGTGTCCTTCGCCAATCCGGTAGTAAATGCCGTTATATTCCAGAATATTCCCGGTGAAGATGGGTTCTGTTTCATAGGCTTTGATTCCGGTTGGTGTGACGGTATTTGCTGTTTTCATGTTGCCGTAGCCGTGATCTACAGCAATGATTTTTGTGTTTCTGAGTTCTCGCATAAAAAACACCTCCATTTTCGTATTGATTAATTCAGCAGGCTGTACCGGTGTGGTACTGCTTTGCTGTGAGATAAGCATACGAAAGTTGGAGGAAAAAGACATTGAGGGAAAATTGAGTTGGAATTGAAAAATAGGATATAATTTTGTAAAATAGAGCAATTTCTTTAGTTTTTTATAGCCCTGCATTTTTTTGTTATAAACGTTCATTAAATGTTGACATGTTATTATATAAATGGTAAAATTGTACAATAAAATGTGGAAAGTTGGATGGAATTTATTGAATTATAATAAAACTAATCGTACTTAACTGGCGGCTTATGTATTTGTAGAACTTAGAATAATAGAAAATTTAAAATATTATCAATTTTTACAGCTGTTGCAATGCTTTCAGTAGGAACAACAGTTTTTGCAAGTCCTTAACTGTTGTTTGATAAGGAGTGTAGTTTTATACAAATAGTGATATTATTGCAAAAAACTAGGATTTTATAAAAATAAAAAAATCAAGTCTATAGCTGTTTGAAGTGAGGAGAAAAGCGTATGAGAAATGTGTTGGCAACGGACATAAAAAACAATATTCGAAGCATTCGCTTTATTTTGGGGATTTTTCTAATCGTTTCGGCTACCCTGATGTCTGAGCATGAGATGTTGCAGAAGATCATAAATGCAGGCGGATCTGCAGAAGGACCAGGCTGGTTCGTAGCATACACCTATTGTATGAACAGCGTTAATATGCTTCTGTTTGTTCCCATTGCCGTTGCTTTTGCGGGTGGAGAGAATACGGAGGCTGAGCTGCACAGTCGTTTTTTTCTGTTCAGTTATATCCGTTCAGGGAGAAAACAGTATCTCGTAGGAAAAGCAGCAGGATTGTTGGTCTCCGGAGGTTTGACAGCTTTTTTAGCCATGGTGTTCCTTCTTGTAATCTGTATACTGAGGTTCGGTCAGTATCCTTCTCTGATTGACGGAAATTATGAGATGGCAGTGCTTGTGGGCAGAACGGCGGTAAGCTTTCTGAGATTGTTTTTAAATGGCGCTTTTTGGGCGCTAATTGGCGGTACGTCGGCTGTCATAACAAAAAATCGCTATATGTCCTATGCCGTTCCTTTTATTCTTTATTATGTCCTGACCGTATTTCAGGAGCGTTACTATCAAAAAGCATTCTTTCTGAGTCCCCGCTATTGGGCGGCGTCTATTTACTACAATGATATCTTCTGCATTGCTATATTAGCGGTTGGAAGTTTTTTAACGGCACTGATCTTTATGTGCGCAATAGAAAGAAGGTTGCGGTATGCGTGATATTAAACAGGCTTTTTGGATTGCAGGCCAGAATTTCTATGGATGGAAAAAAAGTCCGAGGATCTGGATGACCTTTATTTTGGCAGCTATATTATGTCTGATGCTGTCGGATCAGATTATTTCCCATGCGATAAAATATGAGACAATCCTTCAGGTATTCGAGCCGTTTATTTGGACATATGGGGATGCATCCTCTGTTATGCTGTCCTCCCTGCTTTTAATCCTGCTCTTTGCGGACATGCCATTTATCAGTCAGGCAACTCCGTATTGGCTTGTACGCACAAAACGGAAGATATGGCTTGCGGGTCAGATTATCTATGTGATCCTGGCGACTGTGATCTATAATATTTTTTTGGCTGTGATGCTTGGAATTATGGGAGCTCCCTTTTCCTTTACGGGAAATGTGTGGAGCGAAACAGCGGCAATGTTGGGCTATGGCGGTGGGGAGAGCATAACCGTTCCTGTTTCCATAAAAACAATGGAAAGCTCAACTCCTTATATGTGCGCAGCAATAGTGTTTGGACTTGTACTTTTATATACTCTTTTTATCGCAGTTCTCATGTTGTTTTTAAATCTGGCTGCGGGAAATATGGCAGGGGTGATCGGTGCTTTTGCAGTCAGTCTGTATGGGCTCCTGCTGAACCCAGATGTTTTCCGGAAACTGTTTCATTTTACAGAAAGTCAGGAATATAGGGCGAACGTGTTCTGCGGCTGGCTGTCTCCGTTGAACCAAGCTACCTTTCCCATGCACAGCTTTGGTTATGATTACCTGCCAGGGATCGGGATGAGCATGTTCATATTTGCAATATTAATCATAGCGCTGATCGGCTTGTCAGCCGTCCGAATTAAGGGCTATAATTTCTCTTTTACGCAGACAAACGAATAAATGGAGGGCAAAATGGAATATGCAATCAGGTTGAAGGGACTGACAAAATCCTTTCAAAAAGAAAAAGTATTAAAGAACATTACCCATGATTTTGAAAAAGGGAAGATTCATGGGATTATGGGGTTTAACGGTTCAGGGAAAACCGTAATGTTTAAATGCATCTGTGGATTTTTACAACCTGAGAGCGGCACAGTGCTCGTAGGGGGAAAACAGATCGGGAAGGAGCTGGACTTTCCAGATTCCGTAGGCATTATCATTGAAAACCCTGGCTTCTTTCTGGATCTCAGCGGTTTTGCGAATTTAAAGAGACTGGCGTCTCTGAAACACCGTATTTCCGATGACGATGTGAGGGCGACGATGCGTGCCCTAGGGCTTGATCCTCTGTCTAAAAAGAAGGTAGGACAGTATTCTCTTGGAATGCGTGAACGTCTTGGTATCGCACAGGCAATCATGGAAGATCCGGAGCTTTTGATATTGGACGAGCCTTTTAATGGTCTGGACAAGCAGGGGGCAGGAGAGGTCTGCGAGCTTTTGCGGGGATTAAAGGAACGAGGGAAGACTATTCTTATCGCAGCACATAACATGCTGGAGATCGAATGGCTCTGCGATACGATCTGTGAGATGGATGCAGGTGTCCTGACGCAGATAAAATAAAAATACGGGGGAAAGAGTTTATAATTGAAGTTTCGTGAAAAAGCGACAATTCTATAAGATATATGGAGGAAAAATGAAAAAAAGTGTTTTAGCAATTATGGTAGGTGCGTTGTGTATTATTCTTTCCAGCTGTCAGGAAACACCAGAGGAGAGTTCGGTAGTCAGCAAAGTGGATGGGATTAGCGAGGCGGCTGTCTGTGAACCTCTTAAAAAAGGAGAAAAGAGAGAGACAAATGTTCCAACGCATTGGAAATTTGAAGAAAAGAAAAGCAACGACCGTGTGGTTATCCAGGCAGATATTAAGTTGGCCGAACAAAGCATTGGCAATCTTCCAGTCATAGAGATGCAAAATCACGAGTTAACGCAGGAAGAACTGAATGGATTGATTGATTATTTTACGGACGGTGAGGAACTATATATGCCACAGATGGTGACAAAGGATGCGTATCAGGAAGTGTTAGACAGGATTTCCAGCAAGGAAGGAAGTTACTTGCAATCAGCATATTCTACATCGATTGCAGGGATTCAAAACGCAACCCGAGAGGGGATGGAGCTTGCACCGGATGAAGCGTCTGCACCGGAAAAGATGGAGATAAAATTTCAAAAAAAAACAGAGGATCACGGTGTGGAAGCGGCACGGAGTTGGATGAGTACTGAATTGGAAAACACAGATACAGAGGATTATTTTACTGCAGATGTGGGCGAGGACAGGAAGGCATATATAGAAGCAGAGCGGTATAATCAGGAAATTGACAATGACAGTAGTTTTCTCTGGATGGAGGGTTCTAATTTTATAGAAGAAGAAACAATAGAAACTGAGGAAATGCAGAGTGAGTATTACAGTAGCTTTGGCATGGATACCAACGGCTATACAGAGAAATTTCATGAACTGGCAGATGCGTATCGAAAGTGCATGGACAAGATCACCTTTACAGAGGAAGATGGAAAGGAACAGGCAGAACAAGTTTTAGAGGATTTAGGTATCGATGGAATGGGCCTTGTAGATTCTGATCGTACCGTGTGGTTCCCGAATGGCGCATGTTCAGAGCGCAATGGTCTGGGACTTGGTAGTGATGCTTTGTGGCAGGGAGATCTGGATAGAGGATTACCGGGATATCTGTATTGTTTTTCGAAAAGTGTAGAGGGTATTACTTCAGTTCCTGATGGCGTGGTTGCGGAAGAAACAGTGGATAGTTATGTGCCTCCGTTCCAGGTAGAAACAATCTCTATTCTGATAACAGAGGAAGGAATTAAATATTTTAAATGGGATGGGATATCGGAAGAAGTCTGTACGGTGACGGAAAATACAAAGCTTCTGCCTTTTGAAAAAATACAGGCAAAGCTGACAGATCAGATTTTTTATTGGTATTCCGGAAAAGGCCAGTCTGCCAACGACACTACCGCACTGGAGTATGATGTGGTAAACGCAAAATTGCAGTATACTTATACCACAGCCTATCAGGAGCCGAAACACGCATGGTTGGTTCCAGCATGGATTTTTACTGTCAGGGAAAGTATTGGTGGAAATTCTCTACAGGAGCTTTCTTATGTGATCAATGCTTATGATGGCAGTGTGATTGGAGAAGCATATTAGGGTTCAGCGACACTTGAATTTTTATTGACCATAGAATTACAAGGTTTATCATGAGAATAATAAATATGCGATATTTGGCTTGGATATATAACAGGTAAGAATAGGAATAGTGCAAATGATTAAGCTCGCATTGATTGATAACGGTATACCTTATCATATGAGAAATAACAGGAATCAAAGGATTGTTCATAAATCTTTTTTGGCTTCTAAATGCGATCCAAGTGAGTATAAAGACGATAAATCATTCCATGGCGCTGTATGCGTCGGAATTATCACAAGCATATGTAGTGATATAGAATTATGGGACTTAGTCAGAACGGTTATTACGCAATAAATCTGCAGAAAAATCCTTTAGATGAAAATGTAATTCCTTTAGAATATTATGACGATTCCAATGAGTCATTGAACGATATCCTTTATACAGTATATATAGCTTATGAACCTGATATTATTCTTTTGAATCAAGAGGAAGAAATATTTGAAAGTAGTAAGGC